CCTGCCAAGACCTGCGGATCGCCCGCTTCGGTGCCAAGCATGGCTCCCAGGCGGGCTACCTCGTCCACGAAACCCGTCATCGCCGCCATGCGCTGACCCTGCGGGACGTTGGAGAACGTGGAGAAGAACCTTGTCATGTATTGCTGAATGTCATTGACGGCGATGCCGACCTTGTTCGACTCCAGAATCGCCTGATCGCCTACATCTGACAAGAAGCCCTGTCCTGGCCCGGTATACCGGCCGGTCTGCTCATTCAGTTCGCCTGCCAAGGATGCAACACGGCCAAGCTGGGTCTGAAACTCAGCCAGGCGTCCGATGGCCGCAGTCACGCCAAAGACGAACTGGCCTGCCAAGGCATAGCGGGCGGTCGTCCCAATGGCCATGAGTTGCCGTTGGAACAGCCCCATCTCTTTGTTGGTCTGACGGATCTGCCCCTGCGTCCTGCCAAGACCAGCATTGATACGGTTGAGCGCGGCTTCCAGACCACGACTCGATCCGGTGATTTCGACGTTCAGGCGGCGTGTGCTCACTTACGGCTCCCTGCTACGTGCTGTGGCTGGCCAGTGTGCTTGGTGAAGAACTCCTCAAAGAAGATGACGCGAGCTTCCTTCTCCTCCTCGCTCATCGACAGTTGGTGCTCAAAGTATTCTCGTGGTCGCTCGATCATCCCCTCCAGCTTTTCTTGGTACTCTGCCAAGACATTGACCGGCTCATGGCAGACTTCACAACGAGTCTCCTCTAGCTTGGGGAGGCATCGGATATGGACTCGTCGTTTCCGTTCGTCGATGTCAACGAGTCTGTTGAGCCAGATCCAGACAAGCTGACCGCTAGTAGCTCTGGAGCGAAAATCGAAAGGTAGAGTTTGGTTATCGCCCATCGTCTGCCAGATAGCGCGTTCCATTCGATTCGCTCCGAGGCTTTTTTTAGGTCGTCCAACATCTTGTCAGTCAGGCCATCGGCTGTCGGACTCGCGTAGTCCATCAAGAGTGTCAGATGGTCTGCCAAGTGGTCGATTTCCTCCGGCCCCAGTTCGTCCACCAACGCCTCGATGGAAGGAAAGACCTTCCTTGTCAAGTCATCCGGGTCACGCAGCGAGTGCCACACGTCCGAATGCACGACAGCGCGATTGCTCGCCTGGAGTCCGGCCGCGTTGTCGGGAAAGCCGAGGCTGGCCGCGTAGATGACGCCAGCCTGCGTGTCCCGCTCTGCCAAGGGCACCATCGCCACCCGAATCTCCGGGTGCGCCAGGAGAGCCGGGAACTCCGGTGCCTCCTGGCCAAGCCGCATGCGTGTCATGCGGTTGGCTTCCTTGATCTGCTCAAAGATGCTTGTCACTGTCCCGCCCTTTCAAACTCGTCCCGCGTCTTGAATACCTGCCAACCTTCCGGCACTCCGTAGAAGACCTTGTGGCAACTCCCGCATGTGGCTGCCAAGACGAAATCAGCCATTGGGCCGGAGCCACGAGAAGCTGACACGTCAGGGTTCAGCATCCCACAGTGAGGGCAGAACGGAGGCCCGCCCTCGTAGTTGGCCTGGCGTTCCTCATCGGCCATCTCCACGATGCGCTCGTTGGAGGCAGCCAGCCGCTCGTTGCTTTCGGCCAGTGCCTCCAACGCGCTCATCATTCTCGCTCTTATCTCTGCCTCGCTCACAGCTTGTCAGTTCCGCCTGGGCGGGTCGTACCCCGGCACCGAAAAGTCCGCGTTGAGCGTGACCTGATCCAGTGTCGAGTTGACACGCACATTGTTCCACGCACAGTTCTCGTAGTAGTGCCAACCGTTCGCTCCACGACGGCACGAGATGTTGAAGCTCTTGAGTCCGAGCATCCACTCCTCGTCCTCCATTCCCGCGTCCTGCCCCGGCCGAAGCAGCACTGCGCTGAACGAGACGGTGCCTTCGTCAGCCTTGCGTACGGCGCGGCAGATCGGGCCGTCGTGCCCGAAGCCGCCCATGTAGCGGACTTCCTGGCGGTGCTCCTCGTCCATGGTCTGCGTGGCCGCGTAGTGGTTGCCCGCGATCACGATGCCAAGGTCAGGTGCGTTCATTGCCTCCAACCAGCCGTTTGCCATTGTTCCTCCTTTCCTACGCTGCGATGGTCAGCGTGCCGCGCAAGTCGATGACTTGGTTGTTGCGGACGATCTGGCCGTAGTAGTCGATAATCATGCGCCGCTGATCGGGAGAGGCCGTGACCGTGACGCCGTAGCCAAGCTGCCCGTTCGGCATCGTGCGCGGCTCCAGCCAGTCGTTGTGGCCCTTGAGCCACGTCTCCACGAGCTTGCCTGCCAAGGCACGGTTCGTCTCTGTGTTCCCCCGGCGCAGGAACTTCTCTGTCTCCAGCGCGGAGCGCAGGCCGAGGAAGATCGAGTCGCGGATCAGAAGCGTCTGGAGCGCGTCGTACGTGGTGTCCGTCGAGAACGTCATGCGCAGATGGGTGATTTCCGCCTGCCCGCCCCGACCCTGCCGCAACGTGGACGCTCCGGCTGCCAAGGCTGTGGCATGATCGTTCGTCGGAGTGCCCGCTCCCGACTTGAGCCGAAGCACCGGCATCGAGGATGCGTCCCTCTCGATTCCAAGTGTGCCTGCCAAGGGCAGCGTGTCGAGGTCGTCGGTGATGTCCGGGTTGCGCGCTACCTCGCACGCCACCCGCGCCGCCGTCCACTTACCGCCGCGCAGCACTCCGTTCGTGTCGTAGTGGCCAGGGCCGATCAGCACGAAGCGCTTGGACATGATGGCCGTCGCCGCCGCTGTGAGGTTGGCAAGCGTCGTCGGCGTTGCCAAGCCGCCGAAGCCGAACTGCTTGTTCTGGATTCCCTCGGCGTACTCGCAGGAATCCGCGAGTGCTACCAAGTCGGCCTGTAGCTCCGAATCGGTGAGCCGGACACGGATGTCCGGGTTCTCCTCCAGGAGCGCCCATGCCGTCTGACGCGCCGGAAGCGTCGGTACCGACCCCTTGGCAGAGGCGACGGCCCACACGCCGTTGATGCCCTGACTCAGAACGTACTTGACAAGTCCCGACAGGCTTGAAGCAGGGCCAAAAAGCGTGTCGGCGGCAGTTGAGTCTGTGATGTAGACAGGAATCGCCACAGCCTGCGAACCGGCGACATCACCTTGTCCCTCGATCCCGATGACAAGGTACTGATCGAGTTGGAAGACGCCGGTAAGAGTGCTGGTGTCTCGGATTTCCGGGTAAATCTGTGTCATGCCAAGCTACCTCCTCCTCACACTTCGGTGTGGTCAACAAGATCGAATCCCTCCGGTACGACCCACGGCTCATCCGGCACAGTCTTACTGAACGCCTCAAGTACCAAGGTCATGTTCACCGTCCTCCACACGGGCATGTCGCTGATCCGGTCAGTCCAATCACGCCCACCGTCAAAGCCGACGAGCGTGACACCGCCAAGCTGTTCGTTGAAGTCCAGGCGCGCACCGTTCGATCCGAATATGTCGTGAAGCGCCTGGACAACCTTCATGCGCATCGTCTCGCCACCGGCATCCAACGTGGCCCAAACACCCACGTCGAAGTTGACAATGCGCCTGTGTGCCTCCTGAACTTGGAACGTGCCTGACAAGTGGCTTGGATCGCTCCATTCGTCCACTCCTTGTACGCCGAAGGCCCACGCCGGGGAGCTTACATCATCCCGCTCAAAATGGACAAGCACCTTGTCCAGCGGATGCGGCTGGATGATCTGCGCCGGATCGGGGAACGACATCTGCACCTGGATGACTCCGTTGTTGAGCTTCGACTTGGCATAGTCCTCCAAGCCGCGTGTCAAGCTGACAAGCCAGTCCTCCGGGTCATACTGGTAGATCGTCACCCTGGCAACCTCCCTTGCGGGCCAGCGATGTTCGGGTTGGCAGCCCCGCGATGCTCGTAGCCAATCGGTGGGTTGTGCAGAAGGAACGGGCGCACACGGCGCTCAAACGACTGGAACCGACCAGCCGAACTGCGCCGGGGTGCCAAGACCGAATCCACGAACGACTCTGCCGTGCGCGTCGTCTGGATGAACTTGAGCATGGCCATGAACGACATCTTGAGGATCGGCCTGCGCGTGCGCATGTAGAGGCCGCTCTCGATCAGCCACGCCTCGTACACGTCGTTGTAGAGCATCCAGTGAGCGTTGCGCACGCGCCGGATCGTCCACCCTTGGTAGTACCGGCCGGTGATCCTCTGCACAGGGATCTTGAAGGCGAAGGCCGGGACGCTGCGGTAGCGCGGAGCCACCGGCCCTTGAGAACGTTTGCGAGCTTCCATCTGCACGATGTTGATGAGCACCCGGATAAGCGTGTCCAGGCCATAGTGCAGCTTGTCAATCGACGCCTTGTTGTCGAGGATGTAGTCCTCGATCTGGCGGATGCTCTCCAGCGTGATCTTGAAGTCCGTGGGCGGCGCATCGAAGCGGCCACCGCCGGGGCGCGTGGGAGAAAAGCCGGTGCTAGGCATTGACCCTATCCGTCCTGACAAGTCTCATGCCAAGCTCCCAGTGGTGATCGGGGTCGCCGTCGAGGTCGGGCAGCTTGTCAGCCGCAATGACCACGAAGCGCCTCCCGTCGTAGAGCACGTAGCTGTCGCCCGTGTCCGAGAAGTCCTCAAACTGGAGCGTGTGCCCCTGCCAAGTTACCGGGAAGATCCCGATGTGATCGTCGGCCTGAATCTCGCCGGGGAACAGGCCCGCATAGCGCTCGCTGGAGCGGCTGCGCCGGACGCCGCCAGCCGACACCGGCTGCATCGCGCCCTTGACTCCGAACTGCTCCACAGCCGGGATCATCCCGACCTCGTTGCAGACTTCCGCTGCCGGGTTGTCGATGTGCCACTCCGGGTCGCGGTTGCCCTCGCGCGTCCGGCAGGGGCATGGCGTGCCAGGCATCTCACGGTGGTAGATGCAGTCGCTCCCGTGGGCCTCCAGCATCGCTGTGAACTTGGCAACCGTGACGGCCATTACTCCAGCCCCACCCATCCGATCATGCGGCTGTGGTCGAAGCTTGTCAGTCCAACGTCGGACTTCGGCTCCGCAAGCTGGAGGATGACCGACATCGGAACACCAAGCTGCTGGTAGGCCAGTTCCAGGAGCTTGCCAAGCGCATCCTCGCCCGAAATCATCTGGCTCATGCTACTGCTCGCAGCCGTGCCGGACTTGGCAGAGACGAGGCCGATGGTGAACGAGTCCACGTCACCGCCGCCGGTCACGGTTGTCGAAACCGATGTTACCATCCTGACAAGCTGCGAGCGGTAGAGAGTCATCAACACGAGGCCGTTGAGCACTGCGTACGAGCACTCCAGGAGCGGGTTGTACGGATCGTCGTGGAAGTAGGTTTCCACCACGCCCTCTGCCTCCTGCGTGACGATGCTCTCGTTGAGCGAAGGATCCCTCTGCATCACGCGCTCGATCACCTGGCCAATGACCATCGGCCCCTGGCCACCCTGAACAGCTTGGGACTGTGGGCCGATGATTGCACCTTGGTACTCCCACGCGATCTTGAACCAGTTGGTGGGAGAGACTGCATTGGCAGTCGTGTAGTACGAGATGTACGTCGGGTAGACGCCAATGTTCGTCGTGCGCTCGATTTCGTTGTACGGGCCGGTGCTGGCAGCGGCCTCGTAGATACGGAGCGCAACCACGTCTTCCTGCGGCGGTGGTGACAAGTCAATACGGACTGCTGCCATTAGCTCACCCCTGTGATGTGAGGCTCATCGAGAGCAAACTCCGGAACTGGTACCTCGCCGTTCGACGGCGAGACTGCCAAGATGTACGGAACGAACATGGTGACGCTAACAGATATGCCACCGTTCATGGGCGAGACGCTGAGCAGGATCGCCGGTTCTTGCCTGGTATCGACCAGCCCCGGCAGCGTGTAGCCCGCTCCGGCCGAGACGAGGACGAAGCCGCGTACCGTGGTCATCGTCGGTCGGAAGCCGATGGCAAGTCCAACGACACCGGGGGCAATCTGGACTCCGAAGACGACGGTGGAGGACTGCTTCTTGCCAAGTACGATGGGAGCGATGCCCGACCCGAAGAACGAGACTCCACGCACCGTGGTCGCCGGAAGCCGTCTCCCGATGGGAACCTGAACCACTCCAGGAGCCACTGAGAGGCCGCGTACGGCCGTCGCAGCCGTTTTCCGACCAATGACCAGGGTGGCGGTGCCAGCGCCGCTTAGAACGGCTCCTCGCACCGTCGTGGCTGCCAGGCGCGTGCCGATGGCGAACTGCTGCGGCGCGATCAGCGTAAGCTGGATGCCACGGACGGTCGTGGCGGCAGACAGCTTGCCAAGCGAAATCGCAGACGGAATGATGGTGATGCCACGAACCACCGTCGCGGAAGCTCTGCGCCCAATCGTAATCGGTGCCAAGCCAGGAAGGAGGGTGACACCGCGAATCACGGTTGCCGTCAGCTTCTTGCCAACAGCAACCGTGACCGCTCCGGCCGCGACGAGCGTAGCTCCACGCACGGTGGTGGCATTGGTCTTCTTGCCAAGAATGACAGGGGCGGCTCCCGTCGGGACGAGGGTGACGCCACGGGGGGTAGTGACGTTACTCGACTTCCCAATCGGGATGTTCACTCCTGACGGTGCAAGTACCAAGCCGCGTACGGTCGTCGCGGCGGTCTTCTTCCCGATGGTGAGGGTGACTGTGCCGACCCCTGTCAGCGTCGTCCCACGTACCACCGTGGCAGCAATGCGTCCTAGAACAATCGGTGCTGCGCCAACCGAGTAGACCTGAGCGCCGTAGACAGTCGTCGCAGCCGCGCGCTTGCCAATCGCCAGCGTCAGCGTACCCGCGCCTGCGAGCGTAGCTCCGCGCACCGTCGTGGCATTGGTCTTCTTGCCGATGACAAGGGTGGCAGTTCCGGCTCCGGTGAGCGTGGCACCCCTGACGGTCGTCGCCGTAGTCTTGGCACCGATGGCGAGTGTGACCGTCCCGGTACCCGTGACCGTTGCACCGCGCACTGTCGTGGCGTTGAGCTTCTTTCCGATGACAAGATTGGTTGTGCCCGCCCCGGTGAGCGTGGCCCCACGCACCGTGGTCGCGTTGAGCTTCTTTCCGATGGGCAGGCTTACAACGCCAGGGGCAAGCGTTGCTCCCCGGACGGTCGTGACCGTCGTCTTACGCCCGATGGGAAGCTGAACGGTTCCTGTAGCCGCAGGGGTGACGCCACGCACCACCGTGACACTGGCCTTCGTGCCAAGCGTGATCCCGAAACCGGCAGAGAGAAGGACAACGCCGAAAGCGCCGGTTCCACCATACGGCTCCTCTCCGTAGCCGTTCGCACCGTACGAGCTATAGCTTGGTATGTAACCAATCGTCAGTACCGCCGGAGGCGGCACGATCTGGACGCCGTACACCGTCGTGGCGACTGTCCTCTTGCCAAGCTGAACAGGAGCCGCGCCTGCGGGAACGACAGTCGCTCCGCGCACGGTAGTGGCAGCCGCGCGCCGTCCGATGGCGACAGGCACGTCGCCTGCGCCGGTCAGTGTCATGCCACGGACGACGGTGACGGACGCTACCCGGCCGATGAACGGCTTGATGTCGGTCGGGAGCGTAGCTCCTCGCACGACGGTAACTGACAAGACATCGCCAATCGCAACCGGCACAGTCCCGGATGCAGAGACGGTGACGCCACGCACAACCGTCGTAGAGAGAACATCGCCAACCGGCACATTAGAAGGAAGAACAAGATCAGGAGTGACAAGGCGCGATCCGGCAGGGCCGGTCGAGCCGGTGCGAATCTGAACGTCCGCCGAGTTGCTGCCACCCGCAGTCGTGATTTCCCATGCCAAGACGAAGAACAGATACTCGTTGGCCAAGTTGATCGTCGCGCCAGGATTCCAGGTAACAGCGCTTGTCACATCGGCCGACGTAGAGAGCGTGCCTGACGTGCCACCAACCACCGTCGCGCCGGTCAGTTCGGTCGCGCCAGAGCCGTCCGCGTTCGCGCTCTTGAACACCCGCATTCGCATCCGGCCCGACTGTGCCGATACCAAGGTTGCGCGCACAGCGAAAGTAAACGTCCAAGACGTGTTGGCGAACGTGCCTGACAAGGGAGCAGGAGTCTTGAAGGCATTGGCCGTCGCGCCGGTCAGGAAGCTCGCAGGCTTGGCAGCGGTCGTGAACGCGCCTGACGCCTGCTTCGTACCAGCATCGAACTCTGCCATGTTCGTGGAAGCGATCTTGGCAACTGTCCAGCCGTCAGCCCTGGTTGCCGCCGTCTGCGCCGCGCCGTCCACGAGCGCGCCGAAGTTACCGTCTGCGCCCGATGCGACGTAGTATGTCTTGGTAGCCACTAGGCCACCTTCTCAAACTTGTACGTGCAGCTTGGCTTGTCCACGATGTGGCCGGGATGCGTCGGCCACACGTTGCATCCGTTGAGGTAGTACGGGTGCTGCCGGTCGGTGCAGAGGTATTCGCCGTCGTGGAAGCCGAGGAGCGGACAAGGGACGTTCGGCTCTCCGGTGAACGGGTTGCCCGTCATGCAACACTCACCGCAGCGGCAGCATTCCCCCGTGCGGATATACGCCTCGTCGCCGTGGGTGTAGAGTACAGCGGTCACGTCTTGGCACTCAGGGCGCTCCATGTGGCACTATCCAGATCGTGACTTGACGCCTCGCGTTCGGCGGCGGCGTGTGGATGACTTCCCACCGGATGTCGAACGGCGGCACCGGATCGGTGATGTCGATGGTGACGGTGCCTTGCATGAGCATCATCCGCGAGAAGTAGTCGCGGATTTCGGAGTCCAGCGCCGTGCCGGGTGACAAGTCAGAGAACAGTTGCTCGACTTCACGCTCCGGCGTCCAGACACGACGCAGGGCTTCGATGGGATTCTTCACTTCACTTCCTCGTATAGCCGCTCGTACTCCGTGGGTGCCAAGCCGAACTGCACATCGCCGGTATCGACGTAGTAGTAGCCAGGAGCGATGATCGCGCCGTTGTCGAGTGTGAGGTAGTCCTCGGTGGCGTTCTGGAACAACTCGAAAACCGGGGCTTCATTGTTGGCCATGAACTCGTCGTGGTCGGCCTTGACCTTGGCAATGTACGCCTCGTGATCGGCCTGCATCTGTGCCTTGATCTTCTCCTGCTGCTTGGCAGTCTCCTTGTGCCGGATCTTCCCCTTCGGCATTCTCGGTGTCGGTGGCATCACAAAGCCCTCACTATCTTGTTGACGATGATCGTGGGTTGCGTGTTCAGGTGAGCACCGCCACCGCCCACGGCATCGATGGCATGAGCATGCCCATTGCTCGACCCGCCCGTTGTCAGGTAGTGCGAGTGGTCGTAGTTCTCGCCTCCCAAGCTCGCGTAGCTGTACTCCGTACGAAACTTATTGCCGTAGAAGCCAAAGGGCGCTCCACCGCCGCAGTTGAAGGCCCAGTCGCCATCGCCAAGAATCCCGTCGCCAAAGTTGATGCCATTCACGGCAATGTGGTTGTGGCCGTAGTCGCCGTGAACGTGCGCGGCACTGCGTCCACCTGAGTTGCCACCATGCGCATGATCGGACGAGATGGTGCCCGTTGCCCCGCCGTGCGAGTGCGATGGTATCTGTGCGGTTGCCAAGGTCACGCCTTCGCCTCCGACTGCCGCACCGAGAACCGTTCCGGCTGTCCCTGAGATAGCAGCGGTGATTCTGTTCGCTGCGGTGCCTCCCATGTCATCCTTGCCTGCCGAGACGCGCCCGCGCTTGTCAGCGATGTTGAACGTCGTGGAGCCGTCGCCGGAGCCGTGCGGGTAGCTCGCTGCCGCCGCAAGTGCTGCCAAGGCGCTGTATGTCGTTCGGCTCACGGCCTGCCCGTACTGGAGCAACGCCCAGCTTGGCAGCAAGGTGGGACTGTAATCCCATTCCAACGATGCCCCGACCGGAACGACGGTCAGCGGCGCTGTATCGCCAGCGGCAACACGCCAGAGCGGGATCCAGTCGGTCGTGGACGGCGACGGCGTAGGCACTAGAGCGCCCTCACGATTCGGTTGACGATGATCGTCGGCTGCATGTTGAGATGCGCGCCACCACCGCCCTCTGCCGGGATCGAATGTGTGTGGTTGGCGCTCACACCACCAACACCTTGGTAGTGGTAGTGATCGACATTCTCGGTACCAGTCGTCACATAGCCGGTGTTGGTGTAGAAGCGGTTGCCTTGCGTACCGAAGGGAGACTCGCATCCACCGCCTGAAAAGTCTTGGTTGCCATCACCAAGCCGCCCGTTGTTCCAGGGGATGTCCATGACGGCAGGATTGTGGTAGTGCCCACTGTCGCCGTGGCTGTGATCGCTACTCTCGGTGCCTGTCGTCCCACTGTGCGTGTGGTTGGCATTCTGCAACTGGGTAGCTCCGTTGTGCGAGTGAGACGGGATTGCAGCCGTTGCCAAGGTGACACCTTCGCTGCCAACCGCTGCACCGAGAACTGTGCCTGCCGTCCCGCAGATCGCGGCCGTAATCCGGCTGGCAGCCGTCCCACCCATGTCATCCTTCCCGGCTGCGATCCTGCCACGTTTGTCTGCCAAGTTGAACGTGGTGCTCCCATCACCCGATCCATGCGGGTAGCTCACGGCCGAAGCGAGCGCCGCGAGCGCGCTGTATGTCGTACGTGAGACTGCTTGGCCATATTGGAGCAGTGCCCAGCTTGGTATCTGCGCTGAGCCGTAGTCCCACTCGATGGACATGCCAACGGGGATCGACACCAACTGCGAAGCATCTTGGATGCCAAGACCGTAGAGCGGCACCCAGTCAGTCGTGGAGGGATTTGGGCTTGGCATCAGAGTGCCCTCACGACTTTGTTGACGATGATGGTGGGCTGCACATTCAGATGTGCGCCTCCTCCACCTTCGGCACCGATCCCGTGGTTGTGGTTGGCACTTATGCCAGGCAGGTTCACACCGTGAACATGCGCAGCGCTGCGTCCACCGGCATTCATGTAGCCCCAGTGCGTCCAGAACGAGTTTCCGTCCGTTCCGAAGTACGCACCGCCGCCTGCCGAGAGAGCAGTGTTGCCGTCACCAAGAGAGCCATCATCCCAGCCGACGCCCGTGACCGCTGGCCGGTGATAGTGGCCAGGATCGCCGTGAGTGTGATCGGCGCTACGGCCATTCCCTTGACCGGAATGCGTGTGATCGGCCGACTCTCCACCCGTTGCACCGCCGTGAGAGTGAGACGGGATCTGTGAGGTTGCCAAGGTTACACCTTCGCTACCACACGCTGCACCAAGCACAGCGCCACTTGCTCCGGCAATCACAGCCGTGAGTCTGTTCGCATACGTGCCGCCCATGTTGTCTTTCCCTACAGAGACACGACCTCGCTTGTCTGCCAAGTTGAAAGTCGTTGAGCCGTCACCCGCTCCGTGTGGATACCCTGATCCGGCTGCCAAGATGTGAAGGCGAGAGTACGTCGTCCGCGACACTGCCTGGCCGTACTGCAAGAGCGCCCAACTTGGTAGTTGCGCCGAACCGTAGTCCCACTCCATCGACGCACCGATGGGGATTACCTGCGGTGGCGTGTCACTGAGATTCCAGATCGGAACCCAGTCAGTAGTTGCAGGGCTAGGACTTGGCACTCATCCCTCCGCGAAGTATGAGACACAGGTGAGCGAAACCCAGTTGCCCGCCGAGACGCCTTGAATCTGCAAGATGCCGCTACCGTCGAGACGCAGCATGTCAGCGGTGAAAGTGCCGCTCATCGCGCCACCGAAAATCAGCGTACGGCCGCTTGCCGGACGATATCCAACAGGCAACGTGGCTATCGTCACGCTAGGCCCACCGGAAGTGATAAGCCCTTGCATCTGCACCATGCCGTTCGCCAGTTTGCGGTACTGCCCCGGCCCATACGGAGCGCTGTAATGTGCCGCACCACCTGTCAGCGTCAAGTTCGTCCAGCCTGTATCCGCTGTGACAAGTCCAGGAATATCGGGAGCCGTGAGTGCCGCCCATGCTGGCGCTCCGCTAACGCCTTTCAAGAACTGGCCGTTGACAACACTTGGCAGGAGAGGCCAATCCGTCGGTACGGGCGCAGCGCTCGTCGGCCGCACGCACATGTACGCCACGTTGTTGTAGATCACGATGTCGCCGTCCGTGTACGGCGTGTTGGCAGGGTAATCGCCGTTGTAGACAAGATCGGCTCCAGCAACCTGCCAAGTTCCATCATCACGCAGGAACTTGGTACCGTCTCGCGTCCCTGAGCCTAGAGACGCAGGAAGCACACGCCCAACTGCCTCAAATGTGCCATCCGTCTTGAGCGCACTGGCACCTGAGCGGTAGAGCGTCGTGTCACGAGTAACGCTACCACTCCCCCACTCCATCGTCCCATTGCCAAGAATCCTGAACCGATCAACGGTATCGCTGTTCAGACCACCGGAAAAGATCGCGGCTGTCGGCGTCCCTGTGGGGCGATAGCTGAATATCCCTAGAGCAACAAGGAACCCGTCATCCGTCGCAAGAAGATCGGCGGCTGCGCGATACAAGCTTGTGTCCAGTGCCGTGCCAAAGTAGAGCCTGCCGTCAGTCCAGAGCGCGATTTGTTGAGCAGCGGCCTCCATCGACACAATGCCTCCCTTGGCATAGATAGCATCATCCGTGCCAAGAACGTCGGCTGCACGTCGATATACGTTCGTATCGCCTGCCGAGCCGAAAATGAGCTTCTGCCCTGCGTTGAGAAGATCGAGAATCAATCCTGATCTTGTCAGCCTGGAAGTAACAGCGGCAGCTTCGTCCGAGTAGAACTGCAAACCGTCTAGCCCCGACTGAGTATAAATCTCCCAATCGGAAATCGTGTTACGTGCCAAGGTCGAATACATCGCTATTCCTGCACCGCCTGCTCCAGCACCGACTTGATTGACGATGTACGGCCAGTTGGTAGAGCCGCCGACAAGGACGGTCGATCCAGTCACCGGGTCGTTCACTCTGAACCAGGGAGCAACTTCGACCGTCTGATTGCCTGCGCGATACATGTATACGTCCGGCGCAGTCGCGCCACCCGGCCCCCATTCGTGCCTGCCACTGCCAAGTATGCGGAAGGCAGGCTGCGCATCGCCTGCCAAGAGCTTGTTGGTAAGGATGCGCGTGGCCGCGACGATGACACCATCGAGCGGGACGTAGTTCATCGCCGGTAGCTGCGCGGTCGGGACTAGCCCACTCGCGTCCAGGGATGCGTACCCGTTCACAGCGCCCTTGGCACTGATCGCCTGTTTCTCCGCTGCAAGCTCTGCGATGGCAGCCTGCACGGTCGTCGCAGCCACGTCACCCGTAGCCGTACTGCTGATCGCGGTCGCCGCATGTGCTCCTGCGGCCTGGCCTGTGTGAGCGTCTAGCTCAGCCTGAGTAGCCACGTCCGCCGCAACCTTGGCAGCCGTGACTCCTCCGGCCTTGATCTGCAACGAGTCTCCGACGATTTCCAGTGTCACGCCATCGACGTTGACACTGAGCACGTTCGCAGACACACCGATCCCGTTCCCGGCCACGGAAGCTGCCAAGCCAGGACTGGGAAAAGTACCGCTGAGCACGCCACCGGCTGCATCGCCGTCCATCACCGCCGAGGCAACATCCGCCTTGGCAGTATCCGACTTGTTGGAGCCGTCAGCGTTGTGAGCGGCGAGCAGCCATGTCTCCAGTTGATCCTTCCACGGCTTGGTACCCAGTGCAGGAAGGCTTGGCATCAGGCGATGGAGTAGATCCCGGACGGGTCGATCTGGATGGTCACGTTCGATCCGTTCGGGGTGAACGCAATCGACGGTGACGAGTCGATCCAGGCGATCAGCGGAGCCGCCGCGTCGGAGGCGTTGTACTTATAGAGGCCGACTGCTTCGACGGTCGCACCCGTGACGCTGTTGATCGTCGGGTCGGCCGCGTCGAACGTGCCGCCCGTCGTCGTCTTGGATGCCAAGCCCGCCGCCATCCGTGCGATGATCCCGCCCGCCGTCCAGTTGGAGACGAACTGGTCGGCTGCGTTGTACGTCTCGGCACCCGTGTCGATCAGAGCGAAGCGGATGTCGTCCGTCAGGTGTGCGATGGTGCCGTCGAGAATCGCCTTGGCACCCAGTGGATAGAGAACGTTGGCCATGTCATCCCTCCGATACCGTGCCGTCGGGAGCAATGCTCCACGTCTCAGTAACCCACTGCTTGCCAGTCATCACGTCGTTCTTGTCAGGCCCGTGACTGACAACCGAGTCTTCCGGCCCGTCCTCCACGTACATCGTGGAGATGACGATGTTGCCCTCCTCGTCCTTCGTCCAGGAGAACGTCGCACCACGAAGCGGAAGGCCATCGTCGTCCAGCCCGTCGTTGTCCGTGGCCGCGCCGGAGTCGGTACGCACCTGATTGATGAGCAGCTCGATGGCGTTGATCTGCTCGTCTGTCTCGTCGTGCTCGTAACGCCACCCCGTAGCTTGGCTGACAGCCTGCGTCTCCCCCTGCCCCAAGCCAGGATTGGGGGATCGGAAGATTTGGTTCTCTGCCATTGGCATCCTTTCTACCCGCCTTGGCAGGCTGGCTCTCGCGGCCAGCCTGTCTTGGCAGGTTTACGGCAGCGTGATCTTCTGCACGCTGTTGTTGAGGTCGGCGTACACGCCACGCCGCGAGCGAGCTACCTGCTGGCCCTCCACGAGCCGGGAGATGTCCGGCCCGCCAAGGTCGATGCGCAGGTCGTGATGGACAAGCTCCTTGAGCCTCCGCTGCGGGAAGATCAGGTAGCAGGTACCCGTCGTCACGCCGGGGTACGTGAACACGTCGGAGCCACGGTTGATCGTCTCTCCGTCGTAGTACACGATGGTGTTGATCGGGACGTTGGCGAGCGGGTTGCCCTGCGCGTCCCTGACCGGCGTCAGGAGCGCCTCCTCGATCTGGAAGCGGTTTGTCTCGGATGCCAAGAGCACCGTGCCCGTCCGACGCGGGTTCGCGTTCACCGTCGCCTTGTAGGCGTTCTGGAACGTGATGTGCGTCTTCTCGGAGACGGTCGTGCCCGTCGTGTCGGCTGCCGTGGCGTTGGCACCCGTGAAGGTGCCGCCGACGATGATGCCAAGGTGCAGATGGTTCAGGAGCGCATTGTACGCGCGGCCGAACGCCTGGTTGTTCAACTCGATGGAGTACGTGCGGTCGAACTCGATCATGTCCTCCGTCCACTCAAAGCCAGCCGCGTACGTCTGGATGAGTCCGACAGAGGGCACGCCCTTCTCCAGCGTGCCGAACTGTACTTCGCCGCCTTCAAACTTCTGGAGGAAGACGACGTTCGCCTGGAGCGTGTACTCATCGACTTGGTACACGCCACCGGGGAAGCCGTTGGCTGGTGCGATGCGCTGGTAGATCGGGCCGTACAGAAGCGGGATGTCTGCCAAGCCGAAGGCCACGTCGATCCTGACCTTCTCCAGCAACGCCATCTGCCCCTGCGCGGTGTCGATCATCTCGCGGATGATCGGCTTGGCAGGATCCCGCCGTGCGGCCGGGAACGGGAAGTAGTCGAGTCCGCCGTCCGGGTGGATTGCGCCCGCCAGCATCTCACCGATGAGGAGGTTCCGCTGGTTGCGCACCCCCTTGTCGATGGCCGCGTGAAGCTCCGTCCTGACAAGCTCCGTGCTGACTTCGCGCCAGTACGGATTGAACTTGAACTGCGGATGTGCCACCGTGCTCATACTTGGTACCTCCTCTCTTACGTGACTTCGACGGTGCCGCTCTGGAGGATGCGACCCTGCGCATACCCGGCGGCATTCTTGGTGGACATGAACTTGAACGCGGGTTCGGCGGTGAAGCCAGCAACCGCCGGAGCCGGAGTTACCAAGTGCGTGTCGCCACGCTGGAATGTCGTGTCGTCGGTGGTCGTCCAGTACCCGTAGCTGCCGATGACCGGCGACAACCCGGCAGGCACCTTGATCGAGTAGATGGCGTCCGAGTCGCACTCAAAGGACATCGTGCGATCCGTCTGCGATGCATCCTTGGCACCCACTGCCGCCCCGTTCCAGCCGCCGATCCGGTACAGGTCGTAGTCGTTGATGACTTCGCCGTTCGGAGCGACAGCATCGAACGCCTTGCCGTCACTGATCTTCTGACCCATGTCTTGTCACCCCCTCCTATGCTTCTTCTTCGGCTTCGGCCAGTTCGGCCTCGTGGTCTTCGATCCGCGTCTGGATTTCCTCGATGGTGCCGGAGGTTGCCAAGCCGTACTCGCCTGCCTTCGCCTGCCAGTCGGCCTTCTTCCACTCGTCGCGGTCGTCTTCGGGTGCCGTGCCTGCGCCCTCCTCGGTGGAGAGCATCCCGGTCTGTACGGAGTCCGCCTCGACTTCGGCGTCCGTCAACTGGTTCTGCCCGTAGTCCTCCGGGTGGGCGACCGGCGACTTGTCAAGCGTCAGGTTGACGCTCGCGCTGATCGCGTTCGGGTTGTTCGGGTCGGTGTAGGCACCCACCGGCACGATGATCTGATTGAGAGTGGCCATGTCCTGGGACGCCTCCGTCGGGCCGAGGGTGGGATTGGGCTTGTCAGCCACGGGCATGTCCTGCTCGTTGCCGAAGTCGCGGGTTGCCTCCTCGGTGTCGTTCTCTGCCATGCTCCCTCCTTCCTACGATCCGAGCGTCACGCGCTCGCGCTGGATTCCGTAACCGGCGAGCGCAGCGTCCGTGCTCTCACCGCTGCGGCTCAGATCCTCGCGCCGACGAACGGTGGGCGGCTGCATCTCCCCGATCACGCTCTTGATGGTGTCGTCGTCGTTGAACGCCTTGTCAACCATCTCACCGATGATCCTGTCGGCATCCTCGGTGGACTTGGCATCCGCGACGGCGGCTTCCATCTCCCCGACCGGAAGGAGGCGAGCGACGAGAGCACGCTGCTTCTCGTCGGGCACCTTCTCCTTGAGGAGCTTCTCGATGCCCACTGCCAAGGTGTCCTTGGCCTTGTCACCGATCTTGGTCTGGAGGTCGGCCACTGCCTGGAGCAGCTTGGCAGGGTCGTCGATCCCGATGGCCTCGCAGACCTTGGCAAGCAGGCTCTTGGCCTCCTCGCCTTCCTCGATCTGCTGCTCCTGCTCACCGATGGTCTTGTCCTTGTCAGCGGTGACTTCCGCGACGAGGAGCGCGTAGCCGTTCGGGTTCTCGGCCTTGAACTCCTCGGGTGTCACCTGAGCCAGTTCCTTTGCCATGTGTGACTCCTGTTCTCCTGTGACTGCAACAACCGAGGAGCTTGGCATGCCCTCGGACAGCTTGCGTGCCCAGTCGAGCGCCTTGAGCACGAAGCCCCTCACTTCCACTCCCTTGCCGGGAACGCGGATCGCATCGCCGCTTCCCCACCACGAGATGCCGCGAACGGCCTTGGCAGGGATCAGACGGCGGATGTCCGCGCCTGGCAAGTTGTAGCCCGCGAAGTACGCGGTCGTCACCGGGTCGCCCTTGCGATCCTTCTGCTTGGACGGCTCGATCTTGGTAGTTGCCGCGAACCACGTCGTCTGCGGCGGCGGGAAAGCAGTGCTGATCTGATCGTCGGGGATGTGACCGAGATGCCCGACAGGCTGGAGCGCGTTCGTCTGACTGACGATGGACTCCACTTCCTTGGCAGTCCACAGCCGATTGGAGCCACTCCAGCCTTCCTCGACACGCACCACGGCGAACTCCGGGCTATCGTCGCCTGTGGCCTGCACAAGCTCCGCACCCTTGGCAGAGGCACCGGGGATGAAGTTGTCCAGGCGTGACGGCTCCGTCACCATCTCCGCGATGGTTCCAGCTTCGGCCTCGCCCTGCATCTCTCCCAACGTGACCGCCTGCTTCTTGTCAGCCTTGGTCGTGACTTCCATGACTAGATCCCGCTCTTGCGCCGACGGAGCGGGCCGGGGTTCGCCTTCTTGACCGTCTTCTTGTTATTGCGGGGCGGCTGCGGGTCGCGCTTGGTACTCCGCACCGTCGTCACGGACGTGGCGAAGCCGGAGCCGGTGTCCACGCCCTTCTGATCGGTGATCCGCGAGAACTCCGGCATGGTGCGGCCCTTGGACTCGTCACGCTTGATGAGCGTACGGATGCTGCGCTTCTTGAACACCGGCCAGCGGAAGGCACGCGCAGCGCCGTAGCTCTGCGAGCGCATCGTTGCGGGCGGCTGTCCTGACTTCGTTCTCGATACGATCCTTGCCATCTTGTCACCCCCTCTGCCTTACGCGGCGGTTGTTTGAGTTGGGCGCGGCATACCTCGGGCCATAGATGCCGGGGAACTTGCGCGTCTTGGCAAGGTTCGTACCGCCCTTGAGAAACTTGGTCTTCTTGACGATGCGAGGCATTAGCGCCGCCTCCGTCGTCCACGCACCCCGCGTGTTCTGAGGACGCGGATCGCGTTGGCACGCAGTGTCCTCGGAGATGCGGCCGTGATGCTGCCCTGTGGTGCTCCTAGTACCTGTGGCATCTACTTCCTCCTTCTCCGACGCTTGGCAGCCGCTCGCTTGCGTCCACGCGCGGCCATGCGTGCCATCTTCTTCTTCCCGTACTTCTTACGGCCCGCAGCGGCAGCGACGGCATTTGGGTTCCTCGCTCCGCTACGGCGCGCACTGGCAGCGACAGCCTTGAATCGCTTTCCGCTGCCAAGCTTGGCCTTCCTGCGGCCTTTGCGGCGTGCCATCTCAACGTCCCTTCCTCCTGCGTGTCACAGCCCGCATCCGCATCGCGGCACGCTGCTTCGGATTGCGGATCTGACGCTTGCGCACAGGGCGCTTGCGGCGAATGCTCCTGGGCCTGCCACGCTTCACTTCTTCCTCTTTCTCCGCTTCTTGGCAATGCGATTGAAGTGGTGCTTGCGCGCCCATGCTGGCCCTTTGACCGCATAGGCCCAACGCTGCTGTCTTCTGCTTCGGGCTGGCATTATCTACTCCCCACGGCAGCCTTGGCAGCCGACTTGCTGCCCTTGCCGTTGCTCGACGCTTGTGTCGGACTCGCCGGAGCGGGTGCCGGTACCGGAGGCTCGTAGTTCGTCTTGGCAAGACTCGCCTCCGTCTCCGGGTCGTTCATCTCCGGGAATAGGCTGCCAAGAATCTCGATGGCCGTCTCGTCCGCCATCCAGCGGTGCAGGGTGGCAACATCCATCGCCAGCACGACTTGCTGGAGAGCTTGGGCCTTGGCAGCCAGATCGGTAAGCCGGAGCACCGGCCACACGATGCGTACCGTGACCGGAGTCTTACCGGAGCTTGCCAAGGCCATCTTGCAGAGCATGACGACGAACTCCCCGAAGCCCACGCGCTTGCGAGTGATCTTCTTCTCAAACGGCTGCACGGAAGCGTCCTTGTCCTGCGCTCCCATCTCCTTGAGGATCGCCCACTTCGGAATCTCCCCGGCGATGCAGATGCAGTCGATCAGGAACTCCAGGAGCGTCTTGGAGTCGCCAAGCACCGACTTGGCTTCGATGAAGCCAGCCTCCTCCTCCACGTTGAGCAGGTACATCTCGCGGCCGGTCAACTCCACCTTGGCATGCGGCACAATCTGCCCGTTCTCGTCCAACGCAGCCGGGAAGTTGTGCTTGAGGAAGGCGTACACGTCCTTGAGCTTGAAGTACGCCTTGGGAGTCGAGTGGTACTTGTGCGCCGTGAGCGTCTGGAGCAGTACCTCGTGGAACGCCTGGATGAACGGGAGCACCGGCTCGATGTCAGACTGACCGCCTGCCAAGCTCACGTCGTACTCGTTGTAAGAGGGCCAGAGCGGAACGAACTTCCAGGTGTTCCGCGTCTGCCAGCTTGTCAGTTCGCGGTTCTCGGTCTTGTCATAGAAGCGGTACTCCTGCGGGGTGATCGTCTCGATGATGTGGTGCTCGCGCATGCGCGGAGCCACGCCCTGGAGTATCTCCTCCTCCGTGCGCTCGTCCATCTCGTACCAGTGGTTGACCATCGCCATGATGACAAGCTCTGGATCGGTGGGATCGAACTGCAAGTCCACCGTCTCGGGCGGGATGCACTCGATCTTCCCGTGCATCCGATCCTCCTCCGTGAACAGCGGGTTCTGGAGGTTCGGCTGCCGGAAGCGCACGATGGCCTTGGAGTCCCTGAGCGTGTCACGCCACACTTGCTGGATCTGCGGTGCCCAGTGTTGGTGTAGGCACTTGTTCAGCCACGAGTCGTTCGTGCCGTTGTCGCTTGTCACGCTAGGGATCCCCACGTACTCGACCGTTAGGTCGATCAGGGGGCGCACGAAACCGGCACCGAGGTTGTACGCCGGGTTGTCGTTGCGGTAGAGGCCGCGAGCCACGTCGTACGTGATTTCGGTTCCCGACATCGCCGGACGATGCATGAAGTTCCCGCCGTCCCAGGAGTTGCGCAGCGCCGTCCATGAACTGCCAAGCCCGATGCTGCGAGAGATGTCCACAACTTGCTCGCCTATCCAACGGAGTGGATTACGCACCGTGAGTCACATCCTTGTCAGTGTGCTCTGCCGTCATCGCAAACAACTCGTCCACGATTTCGGCGGCGCGCGAGACGACTTCGGGCGGCGCATTCTCTGCCAAGGCTTCGATCAGCCCTGACTTGTCCACAAGCTCTACCTCGTGCTCCTCGCGGATCGTCTGCGCCGACTTGGACTCGCTCTTGTTCACCTTGGTAAGCCCGATCCGATCCAGGTACTCGCAGATCGCCTGGATTGCAACCTTGTCATCGTCCGTGGTGCGGGCGATTTCCGCGAGCATCTCCATCATCTCAAAGCTGTGCGTCTGCCCGAACTTGACGGCCGCATCCACCATGTTCTTGACAAGCTCAGCGGCGCGGGCCTGCATCTCCGGCTCCTGAAACCACTTCTTGATGATGTCGCGTGACAAGCCGAGAGCGTCCGCGATGTAGATGTACGAGAAGTTGCTCGCCTTGTAGTGACATGCCAACTCGCGCTTCACCTGGCGGTCGAACGCCGTCAGGGAGCCTTCGGTCGTCAGCTTGCGCTCGCGCTTGGTACCCCTCTTGTAGCGGGCCTTCAACTCGTTGCGGGCCTCCGCTACGGTTGCAGGCGATTTACGCATCCCAGTCTCCTCTCACGGGCACTGCCGTCGCCATAAGCCCACCGGCCGCTGCCAAGACAGCGCCGACATCCTCGGGAACGTACAGCGGCGCTTCCTTCATGCTGGCCACGAGCGCGAACATGCCACTGTGGTGCCAGTGGTCGGGCTTCTTCCCCGAATCGCCCTTGGTATTCACCCAGCGAGCGACCTCGCGCTCAGAGGCGTCTGCCTGCTCCACGCGCACCATCGAGAAGTGGTGTGCGTACCAGGCGTTGTACGGGAGTCTTGGCATCATCTCGCCAAGCTCAGCGGCGTCGGCGGGAAGCGCCATGTTCCCGTCGAGAAACTGCTTGATGTAGGAGTCGAAGGCCATCGTACGGTCGATGTTCACCTTGGTAGGCTCACCGTACTTCGCAGGGATCCAGTTAGCCGTCTCGTGCTGCTCCGGCCTGTCCTTCTCAAAGCCCATCCAGAAGCGCTCCGGGTACTGCTTGCTCAGGAACTCCACTTGCTCCTTGTCAGGGTGCGCGTCACAGACCGCGACCCAGTTCCCCAGCTTGGTAAGGATTCGGTCGTTCAGGACTTGCCACTTCGTCTGCCCGCCGCGCCCCGTGATCGTCTCGATCTTCCACAGTCGCAGCTTGGTAGGTGTGCGAGGATCGCGGTTGTAGACGGAGACGAACAGCACGTCGTGGCCCACGTCGATCCCGATGAACAGCATCCCGTTGAACGGCCCGCCGAGCAGGTAATCCTGACGACAGCGGTTGAGAAGCTGCACCGTGAACTTGTCACCGGCTGCGGCGTACGGGAGGCCGAGAGCCAGGTTGTAGAACGCCTTGAGCTTCTTGGAGTCCAACTGCCCCTTGTACCAGTTCGTGAGAATGCCAAGACTGGGATCCGTGAGCGTGGCCGTGGGAGAGTTGAACTGGTTGAGATGATAACCCCGCTTGGCAGCCCCAGGGGCATCCGGCACCCACACACCTTTGGCGTTCATGTTCGCGCGATCCGCGTCTGTCCAGGAGCGCTTGCAGTGTGAGCACCGGCATGCTTCGTGGCTGTCCTCCAGCTTGTCACCCAGGAAGGAAGCCACGTTCTCCTCAAAGGTGATGATCTGCTTGGCAGAGCAGAACGGGCACGGCACCCACCAACGCATCTGATCGCACAATCCCCATGCATCGTCGGCGTAGACACCGTGGCCATCGACGGTGGGTGTGCTGATTTCGTAGATGCGCTGGATGTGCGAGCCTGACAAGCGCGCCCTGGCGTCATCGAGATTGTCCTCGTTCGCCTTGTCGCGCTCGTCCAGTACGAGGATGTCGGCCGGAACCTCGCGTAGCTCCGTCTCGATGTTCGTCCCTCGTATGTACCAGTTGACGCCGCGCTTCGTCTGCTTCTGGCTCCTGTTGTCCGTACGGGAGAACTCTGCCTTTAGCTTGGCATTGGAGTCGATGATCGGGTCGATACGGCCCTGAACGAACTGGATCGAGCCAGCTTTGAGAGGCAGGAGGTAGAGCACATGCCAGGCGCGCTTGACAACCATGTGCGCGCATTTGGTGATGAAGACGGTTGTGTATCCAAGCTGCGCGCCCTTCGGGCCGATGATGTGCTTGGACTCGTCACGGAGGATCGCCTGCTCGTACTCACGGCCCCTCAGATCGAAGGCATGACCATCTACGGCCAGCCGTAGGCTGGCTGCCCAAAAGTCAGGCCACGCCTTGGCGCGCACGGCATCGGCCTGCGCTCGTGTCAAGCGGCGCGGATCCGATGCGGACAGGGTTTGCGAGTCTGCGGCTGCCAAGATGCTGAGGTATCTGCGGTAAAGCAGCCACGCAGTCTACGCCAGCGCGACGGTGCCAAGCAAAAGAAGGAAGTGAGGGCCGGATCGCTCCGGCCCTCTGCCCGAAACACGAACGTGACGAGGCCAGTCCGCGCGAGGCCAATGTAGCAGCCAAAAAACGACTGTCAATAACCAGCCAGGCGCTCCAGTTGATCCTCTCTCTGCTTGGCTGCCAAGACGGCACCGAGCTTCGCTCCGTAAACCGTTTGCTGATTAGTCTCGATCTTGTGTGCGCGACGCTCCGACTGCTTGGCAGCCTCACTGATCCGCTGCTTGAGCGCCTCCCGGTATCCGGGCACGGACTTGAGCCAGTGAAGCTGCAAAGAGTGAAAAGCTGCCGCCAACTCGGGGTCGTCCTCGATCTTCGGGTAGTACCATTGCGCCATGCGCTGCTCGTGGCGCTTGCGTTGGTGCGTCAGCGGCATGTGAGTGTGCGCGACCGGCATCATCCACCCGGAACGATGATTCCGCCGACGCGGTAGCTTGGCATGTCCTGCACGAGCCGCATCGGCATCTGCGCCCACTCGTCCTCGACGGCCGCGAACGCAGTGAGCGTTTGGTGGTGATCGCCGCCGAGAGTGCGGCGAATGCTGCGGTATGCGTCATACGCGCGGAGGAAGTCCATCACCCACGGAGACTCCACGCCCTTGAGGCCGAGGCTCTGCCCCGACACGTCCTCGACCTCGTAAAGCTCTCCGGCGACAATCACCATCTCCATCCCCGGCGCTACCGATAGCTTGTCAGGCTGTTCCATCTTCGATTGCCTCCTTTCGCACCGGATAGCCACGATTCTCGGAATCCTCGCGCCGGATCAAGCTGACGTGGCCCCAGTACCCTGAGACGGTTTCGGTGACGGTCATCTTGACGCTCCACCACTTGCGTCCTCGGTGGCGCGAGCAGAAGGCGCGAACCTCCTCCTCCAACTGCTCGATCACGTCCTCGCGCGTCTCTCCGTTCGCCCCTACGTGCAAGCGCTGGATCACTTGCGCCTCGCCCACACCACGTACGCGAGCACGAGAGTGACAAGCAAGACGATGAACAGGGTGGTTGACACCTAGTTGCGCCTCGTCATGCTGTTGATACGCCAGATCGACATGCCAAGACGTTCCGCATCGTCCATGCACCCCTTCGTCCCTGTGGACGTGCCATCCCACCCGGCCATCACGAAGCACTCCGAATCACGAGCCTTCGCCCACTTGAGCATGCGGCGGTTGCGCTTGTGCCCTGCGAATCTGTCGTAGCCGACCCTGATTTCGGGATTGTCGTGCCACTTGGCCTTGAACCTGAGCCTTGGCAGTCTGAGAAGCCCTGCCTGCTCCCAAACGATTTGGTCGTAGCCCTTGGCATCCCCGACGACGACGATGAACGGTCGCTTGAGTCCTTCCATCGCGTCGAAGACGCTGGAGCCGTCCTGCCACCCGCGCGATCCGGTGAAGACGACGATCCTCATTGCAGGATCATCGAGTCGGTCTTGACGAACTCGCTGCGGTTGACGACGTATACCAAGTCGTCGGGCGCGTCCGGCTCGATCCAGACCTCAAAGTCGTTCGTCATCTCCCTGAACGTCGCAAAGACTGCCAAGCCTGCCGCTGCACGCGAAATCGGAGTGCTGGAGACGACGATGTACTTCGACGGCTGGTAGCTCACCGCAAGACTCCTCGGAGGGTCGGGGCGGTGGTGCCCAGGGGGTGGTCGGAGGACAACCACCGCCCCATTGCGTCGTACCGTTCACCTGGCCACTGCGGCGATGGCCAGGCGCTTCGGATTCTACACCCAGGACGTGTCAAAGCAAGCTCTCCAGGATCTTGCCGATCACGTATCCGGTGCAGAGAACGGCCGTTGCCAACGCGAGGATCAGAAGCACGGAGACGACCTTTCCCGGCCCCTTCTTGGCAGCCCTGCGGGAGCGCAGTTGCTCTCCGGTCAAAAGCGGGATGCTGTAACTCGGAAGTGCCAAGGTTGGTTGCTCGTCGTAGACGCGCAGAAGAAGCTCCCGGTAATCGCGCTCAGCTTGGCAGAGACGCTCAAACTCATCGACCGGGATGGAGACGTATTCGTCCACCGCAGTCATGTTTCCAACTGCGCATGGACGTTCGTGACGACGGCGATCCTCGGCTCAGCGAGGACGAACTCCACGAAGCTGTCCGCGAGCACGCGCCTGACGGCATCCTCAAGCTTGTAGGCGACGGTCATCACCGCATCCTCGGCGCAGACGAACTCAATGTCCATCGCCACCTTGGCAGGTACTTTCGCAATCTCTTGCATCTTTCCTCCGTTCGGGTGTTTCGGGCTGAGGCGGCGACTGTCAGGGGGTTGCCTGGAACAGCCGCCGCTCGCGGAATCCTACAACGTCGCGGCGATCAGGGCAAGATCCCGATTGCAGGACGTTTGCGAACTTCCACGTCCATCAGGATCGGAAGCTCGTAGCGGCAGCCCTTTACTTGGCAGTTGTTCCAGACGTAGACGACATACTCGTCGTCCTTCGTCCAGACCTCGTGGTACGTCTCCCACTTGTGGATGCCAAGCCTACACCGAATCCTCATCGTCGTCCTCGTCCTCAAAGTTAGCGATGCAGTCCGCCTTCTGCGTCGTCGCCGCAAGCTCCAGAAGCGCGTATGCCTCCCAGGTGAGAAGCGTCTCCGTCGTGCGAATGCAGAAACAGGGCACGCCATCCTCGTCCAAGCACTTGATGACGGCGACCGCATCCAACGGCGTCCACCCCGGTGGCAAGTCCTTCGTGCTCGTCTTCAATCCAAAGATGCTCATGGCGCGATTCTAAGCGCTTCCGAGCCGTCGGGCGCAACTTCCCTGCATCTGAGGCCAGGTGGCCCAAAAGAGAGCACAGAAGGGCATAGGAGAGCCTCAGTGCCGCTTTGGGCTACCAAGCTGCTGATTTCCCTGCAAATCACCATTTTCAGGCAGCTTGGTACCCCTGAACCGCTTTTCTACCCAAAAACTTGTCACTTTGAGGCGTTTCCGGGTGGCCAATCCGCCCCCGCGGCCTCCCCCCTTCGGCGTCGTCAAACTTGGCACTTTCCGATAACGGAGGCTAATGCGCTGCCTGCCAAGCTGCTTATAGGTTGCGCGCGCAAGTATCGTCTTGGCAGGCAACGTCCGAGGCTGGCTGCCCTGCCGTCCTGCCAAGCCGCTCCGGCTGCCCTGCCTGCCTGCCACACGAGGCCGCTGCGCCCGGTGCGGTGGAGGCAGGACGGCAGGACGGAGGCTGCGCACACGGCTGCGGTGGCACCGTCCTCGTGGTGTCCTGGAGGCCACCCGTGCGGAGCGGCACTGGCTGCCTCCGTACGCTCCGGCTCGTGCCACGGATGCCACCGCTCCGGAGCGGATGCGGCGTGGCGTCCTGGAGGCAGCCGCTATCTCCAGGCAGTGCCTCCGTGGTGGAGCCTGCCAGTGCCAAGCGGAGGCCATGGACGGAGCCGCTCCGTGCCTGGCGCTCCACCGTGTGCGGATGCCAAGCCGGAGGCCGTCCGCTCGCGCGTACGCGGAGGACGCTGCCTGCCAAGACACGAAAAGTCCGCAAATAGCGGCTTTTTTCTAAGCTCGCGGAGTGCCTGCCAAGCCGCATCCTGCCTGGAGCCGTCTACTCTGTCCGTGCGGCCACGAGGCCGCACCACCCGAACCGATTGGAGACACCATGTCGCACGAGCCTTACACCACCACCACGAGCCAGCGCGTCTACGCCAGCATGACGGAGCGCCGCGAGCGGTACGCCAGCCTGGAGCGGCTGCCGTCCACGCCGGACACCACGTGGAACGTGGCGCGCTGCCAGGACACGCACTGCCACGTCCTCTACGTGTGGCCTCGCGGCCTCGCCAGCCTGGAGGACGGAGCCACGCTCCGGTGCGTCCGCTGCGGCGCTCCGCTGGCGCGGACTACCCGCGAGGCACGCGGAGCCTGGAGCCTCTACCCGCTGGAGGACTTGGCAGCCGCGTACGGCCGTGCCCTGGAGCGCCAGGACGCCGCTGCGGCCTCGGACGCGGAGTACCTCGCGGCGCTGGAGGCCAGCGGCACCACGAGCGCGGACGGACTGGCGTACGCCAGGCAACTGCGGACGGAGACTCGCGCCACGATGCGCAAGCCGCTGGAGGCCAAGCTCCGCAAGCTCCGCAAGGCAATGGCTGCGGAGGCTGCCAAGCTCGCGGAGGCCGCTGCCGTCCGCGAGGCCGTGGACGCGGAGACGGACGCGGAGTACGTGGCCATGGCCTCCACGATGCGGCTGCCGCAGCCGGAGGCCACGGAGCCGGAGCACCACACGGACGCGGAGCCTGCCACGCCAGCGCAAGCCGTTCTACTGGCTGCCCTGGAGGCTGGCACTGCCAAGCTCGTGCCGTCCACGGAGGCCGTGGAGGCTGCGAAGGCTGCCGCTGCGGAGACGGCTGCCAAGCTCCGCGCGGAGCACGAGGCCGCGAGGACGGAGCGCGTCCACGCCTCGGATGCCTACCGCGCGTCCAGGACGCCGGAGGACGATGCCAAGACACTGGAGCGCGTCCAGGCTGCGGACTACGCGCTGCGGCAGACACGCGCTGCCCTGGAGGCCGCTGGCGTCCTGCCGCAGCCGCGCGTCCACACGTACGCCAGCACGTCCGAGGCGTACAACCGCAGCCAGTGCGACGATGCCGTACAGGACGGAGACGTGCTCCGCGTGCCGTCCGAGGACGCTGCGGCCGTCATGGTGTCCGCGTGGCCAACCGCTGCCACGGAGGCCACCGCTGGCGAGGCTTTCCACGTGCTCGCGGATGGCGAGGACTGGAGCGCGCTGCCTGCCGTCCTGGACGGAGGCCGCACGGACTACGCGGAGTCCGCTGCCGTCATGGCTGCGGAGCTTGCGGAGGACGCCACGCTGCGGACGCTGGCTGCGGACTTGGCAGCCAAGCCGCTGGAGGCCAGCGCGCTCGTGGCTCCGGAGGACGTGCCTACGCTGGCTGCCAAGCTCGTGCCTGGCGTGCTCGTGGAGCACGTGGAGTCCGGAGCGCGTGGCACGGTGGCAGGCACGCCAGCGCCGCAGCGGAGCGCTGGCAATGCGCTCTATGTCCGCGTCCGCTGGCAGCACGAGTATGCGCGCGAGGCTGGCGCGCTCGTGGCCATCCGGAGGCTCCGCATCGTGGAGGACGGCTCCAGCACTGCCAAGCTCGTGGAGCCGCAGCCGGAGGCTCCGCAGCCGGAGGCCGTAGAGTCCGTCCGCGTCTACGCGGAGGCTGCGGAGCGCCGCGAGGCACGCGCGGCCGTCTACGGCACGGAGGCCACGGAGGACGTGCTGCCGCTCGCGCATGCCATGGCTGCGGCGTGGAGCCATGCTGGAGGCCAGCCGGAGGACATGCCATCGGACGCCGGAGCCGTGCTCCGCGCGCTGGACGCGCGCATGCTGGAGACGGCTGGACGGCTGCGGTACGCGCGCATGGCCACCGCTCGCGGAAACTTGGCAGCGTCCATGGACGCGCTGGAGGCCGCTCTAGCCTCCGCTCGCGCGTCCGAGGCTGGCAGCCTGGACGAGTCCTCGGAGGCCGTCACGGAGCCGCACACGGCCTCGGAGGCCATGCCAGCGCCAGGCTTGTCCGGACTTGGCTGGACGGAGCTTGCGGACGGAGACGAGGACGCGGAGCGCTGCCGTGGCTGCGGCTGCCGCGCGGACTGGCACGATGCCATGGACGGAGCGTGTCCGGAGGACACGGAGGCTCCGCATCCGTACAGCATGGCAGCGGATGCCCTGGAGGACGAGGACACGCCGGAGGCCGTGGAGACTGCCAAGCTCCACGCGCTGGCAGCCGCAGCCGTGGAGGCCACGGACTGGAGCATGTCCGCGCTGGAGGACGTGTCCGCGCTCGTGCTGGACTACCGCGAGGCCACCGCTGCCGCGTACGGAGCGGATGCGCGCGAGGCTGCCAAGCGGACGCGCGAGGCCATCCGGCACGCGCTGGCAGACATGGACGGAGCCACGTACGCGCTCGTGCCGGACGCCACGCTGCGGCTGGCTGGCATGCCCTACGTGGAGCGCCAGTGCTCCGGCACGGAGGACGGCTGGCTGTACTACGTGCTCCAGGACGCGGAGCGCGTGGAGGACGCCGGAGGCTGGACGGACGCGGAGCCTGCCTGGCTGGAGGCTGCGGACTTGGCACGGCTGGCCATGCTGGACGATGCGGAGCGCCACGCGGTGGACGCGCTGCGCAGTGCCATGCAAGGCAGCGCGGAGGACGCATACGGCCTCGCCATCCTCGTGCTGGAGCCGTCCGGCTGGCACGTCCTGGAGTACCGCGAGGCCACGGCCTCGGACGGCTGGACGCCGGAGCGGATGCGCACGAGCGCACTCGTGGAATACGCGGAGCACGCTGCCAAGCTCGTGGACGTGGACGGCCTCGTGTGGACGCTGGCAGGCTCCGAGGACGTGCCAGCGCGCTCCGCTGCCCTGGCCACCGTGGACGCGCTGGAGGCCACCGCTGCCAAGCTCGCGGACTGCGAGGCCGTGTGCCAGCGGCTCCGCGTGGAGCTTGCGGACATGGCCAGCCGGACGCTGCCGGACTTCCGGAGCGCGGACGGCTCCGCGCTCGTGTGCCTGCCTGGCGCAGTGCTGCCGGACGGCCGTGGCTCCGTGGTGGTGGCTGCCAGCGCGTCCAGCGCGCACGTATGGCACGTCCTGGCCATGCGTCCAGGCTGGCACGCTGCGGACACGTACTACGTGGCCACGTACGCGCGGCCGTCCTCGTGTGACACGCCGCAGCGCACGGCTTGGCATGACACGCTCGCGGCTGCGCTGGCAGACTACGCCAGCCGGACGGAGGCCGTCTAATGGCTGCCCTGGCTTGCGGCTTCGCTGCCGCTGCCATGGCCATGGCGTGCCTGGCCGCGAGCATGGACGCCACGAGCCAGCTAGTGGCGCTCGTGCTGGCCATGCTCTACCTGGCGTGCTCCGTGCTCGCAGCCTGGAGCACGCGGCACTAGCTGCCAAGCTCCGCGCGCAAGCTCGCGCGCTCCACGCTCTACCTGGACGGCCTCCACGCGGAGGCCGTCCGTGCGTCCGAGGCCGTGTGCGGCCTCGTGTGCCGCTGCCAAGCTCTAGGCAAGGCAAGCGGCCAGGCTCGTGCTGGCGTGGCCGCACGGAGCCAGCCACGGCCTCGCAGCGGCATGCCAGCCGGACGGCCTCCACCGTGCTGCGGCCTCCGGCGTCCAGGACGGCCGCAAGCTCGCGGACGCCGGACGCGCTGTAAGGCTCCAGGACGGCCGCTCGCGCGAGGCCATGCCAGGGCATGCCTGGCAGCCTCGGAGGCCGCGAGACGGCCGCACACGGCCTCGCAGCGGCGTGCTCGTGCCCTGGACGCTGGCACGTCCTGGCACGCGGCCTCGTGTCAAATAGATGGACGGCCGCTCGCGCGGCCGTCCAGGTAGTGCGTCTATGTCCGGCTGCGGACTACAGCCGGAGGCCGTACGGCCGCAGTACCTCGCGGATGGCCTCCGCGAGCTTGTCTGCCTCCAGGTACGTGCCGTCCGTGTCCTGGCTGCGGAGCATGGTGCGGATGGCTCCGATGGCCTCCGCGTATCCGTAGCCACGGACGGCCTCGCACCACGAGGCCAGCGCGTCAAGCTCGCGGCGTGCTGCCTGGCGCTCCGCGAGCGGTAGCCTGGAGCGCGCTGCCGGATAGCCAGGCTTGGCATTGTTTCGGATGCGCTCCGGCACGTCCAGCGCGCGGCGCTCCAGCCGTGCGCTCCAGGCTGCGGATTCGGACACGTAGCCAGTGCTGGCCAGCGCGTACAGCGTGGAGTCCTGGCCACCATGCCAAGCCGCTGCGGAGGCCATAGCGTCCGCTGGCGTATAGACGTGGCTGGAGCACACTACCTCGCCTCCGTCCAGGCATAGCCAGCCGTCCGCGTAGACGGCAGCGCCGCACACGTCGCACGAGCTTGGCATGCCGTCCTCCGGCTCCGATACAAGCTCCGTCCAGTGCGCTCCGCTGCCATCCGTGCCGGACTTGCGGCCGTAGCCTCCGTCCATGTCCACGAGGTAAACGTCTACGCGCTGGCGCTCGTGCTCGCGGACTGCCTGGAATGCGTCCACGAGCCTGGAGTCTAGTGCCAAGCTCCAGTGCTCGCACCATGTCTCCAGCACGTCCGGAGCGCCACCGTGGAGCTTGCCTCCGTCCGCACGAGTGAATAGGACGGACGCCACATGCTCGCGCAGCGCGTCCTCCACGTACTGGAGGCCGTCCGTAGTCAAGTCCTCATCTAGCAGGACGCCACATTCGTCGCAGTGTGATGGCGAGTCCGTCTCGCCTCCGATGGTAGGACTGGCGTCCTCCGGAGCGCAGTCCTCGCACCATAGGCAGGCAGCCTCCGGAGCGTAGTACGGAGTCCGTGCGTCCATCACGCTACCTCCGTCCGCACGAGCTTGGCACGAGCGGCCACGGCCTCGGACACTGCCTCGGACACGAGTCCGTAGTCTGACACGATGGCGTCTAGCTGGCGCTCCACGGACTCCGCACGGCTGGACGTGTCAAGCTCGCAGCCTCCGATAGAGGACGTGCCAAGCTCCACGCCAGCCGCGTACGCGGTGGCCACCACGTAGACGGCCTCGCGGCCGTGGATGGCAGTCCGCAAGTCCGCAGCCACGTACTGCCGCGCGAGGCAGTCTGCCTCGTGCCTGGCGTAGCCAAGCTTGCGGAGGCCAGCCACGTGCTCGCGGTACGGCATGTCCGGCACAAAGTAGGCATACGTGCCACGCTCGCGCGGCTCCGGCAGTGCCACCGCATCCGGCGTCCAGCCGTTTTGAAACTTGCCACGAGTCCAGTAGTCCGGATCGTAGTCCGCACGAGCCACCACGGAGACGGAGTAGCCACGCTCCACGAGCTTGGCAGTCCAGCCGTAGCCGTCCTCCGTCCAGTCCAGTGCCGGAGCCGGAGCCTGGCTGGCGTAGTGCCAAGCCGTGGACGCCGGATACCGCTCGTGCTCCGTGCGAAGCTTGCGGTACCGCTCGCGGCGTGCCTCGTGCTCCGCAGCCTTGCGCTCCAACCGCAGCCGCTTGCGCTCCGCGCGCTGCCAAGCCTGGACTTGTGCCAGCGTCCACGCGGACGGCTCCAGCACGAGGCTGCCAGAATCGTCCAGCCGGACGCTGCCGATTGCCTCGCCACCGTAGCCAGCACTGCCGCGCGTGGCCACGAGCCGGACGGCATCGCTGCCGTCCGCGTCCACGTGTGCCGTGGCCTCCGTGCCTACGTGCCAGCCACGGACGTGGCAGGTTACTCCGCTCCAGGCAGTACCGCAGCGCGTGGCCTCGCCACGGCTGCCCTGGAGACTGCCGTAAAAGTGTGACATGTCCTCTACCTCCAGTCCTTTTCAAGTCTTGGCATGGAGCCAGCCGGACGCCGGATAGGCTCCGTGCTGGCGTCAAGCTCGCGGCCGTGGCGTACGTGGAGCGCCACGCTCGTGCGTGCTGGCTTGGCAGCCAGCGCCGCGCGTAGTGCGTCCTCGCGCGTGGCGTAGACGGCAGCCACGCTAGACACGGACGGACTCCGGCAGCACGATGGCTCGTGCTGCCTCCGCTGCCGCGTAGAGCTTGGCAGCCATCGGACTCGTGGTGTCCTCGGACGCGCGCAGCGTGTCCTCCACGAGCCATACAGTGCGGAGCCGTCCAGTCCGGACGGACTCCACGCGCTGGCGCTCCGTGGCGCTGGCGCTGGACTTGCGATTACTTGGCATGTCTGCCTCCGTAGGTTCGGGTGGAGCCTCGCAAGCCGCGAGGCACTGCCAAGATAGCACACGGCTGCGGCTGTCTGCCAAGTCCTCGCGCGAGGCTGCCTGCCAAGCTCGTGCTACGCTCGCAGCCTTGCCAGCTAGACGGAGGTAGACATGCCAGGACGGTAGTCCGCTGGACATAGACGGAGCACGCCACACGAGCACGGCCGCGAGGCCGTGCGGCTTGGCATGCTCGCGGACTGCCTGGCGCGCTGGCGTGCCTGGCTGCCTCCGGCTGCCTCCAGGACGGCCGCTCCGGCGTGCCTCCAGGACGGAGGACGGACGGCCGCTCCGAGGACGTGGAGCGGCCGTCCAGCGCCGCGCGCTCCGAGGACGTGGAGCGCCGCAGCGGCGTGCTCGCGGCTGCCATGCCACGAGCCGCGAGCGGTAGCCAGCCTACCAAGTTAGTGGCCACTAACATGTGACAAGCCGCCCGAAGGCGGCTTGTCCTGGCACGGCGACATCGGTCAAACTTGCCTGGCATCACACGGCTGCCAAGCTTGGCTCGTACGCGGCATCGAACATGTTTGGCACGTCCAGGACGGCGAACGGATGCCGGAAGCATTCCAGCGCTCCGGCGCGCGTCGTGGCGTAGAGCGTGTGGATGAGGACTCCGTGCCAGTCCAGGACGTGGACTTCGTAGCCATCGTCCACGCCACCCATGTAGAGCACCACGCTGCCGCCGTTGCCAGGGATCGTCCTCGCGTCTACCTCGATTCTCTGTGTCATAGCTACCTCCGGTTCGGTTCGGGAATCGGCGTTGTTTTTGTTTTCGTTTTTGCTTTTGCTTTACGGCTTGGCAGGAAACACGTCCAGGACTTTTCCGTGGTAATCAATCCGGAACATGTCCTCCTGCATATTCGTGGCCGCGAATGTCACGCGGCACGGAGCTTGGCACGTGTGCGGGCTGTCGCCAGCCTGCGCGAGCACGGCGGTGTAGAGCACGGCCGCAACGATGCCAAGCACGAGGCTGGCTGCTAGCGTGGCTGCGAGCTTCACGAGTAGAACCGTCCCATCACGACGCGCTCCGCGTCCACCGTGCCGTCGTCCTCGCGCACGTAGCGGATGAGCCACCCGGAGAAAAACGTGTCCGACATGTAGCCGTCCCACACTGCCAAGGGCGAGTCCTCCGGGCCAGTCCAGCGGGTGAACTCGTCCAGCGGCACGAGGCTGCCCTTGTACCGCACGAAGCTGGCGCTATCGCGCCCGTCCTCGATAGCTTGCCAGTCCAGGTAATCGAAGTCCTCGCGCTCCGCGAGCGTAAGCTCGTGCGCCTCCACCACGTCGCGCGGCACGTTGTTCGTGATGATCGTAAGCTTGTCATCCATGGCTACCTCCAGGTTCGGGAAAGGGCAGTGTAGCAGCTTGGCAGTAGAACGCAAGACGGCCGCTTGCGCGGCCGTCCCGTCGTCCTGCTAGACGTAGTAGAGCTTGGCAAGGACGAAGATGATCGTCACCGTCCAGCCGCATACCAGCCAAGCCGTCCTCACGCGGCCACTACCTCGCGGATCGTCTTCACGAGGTTCGCCTTGGCAGGATTGTCCGTGAGAAGCGTCCGCTTCACGTAGGAGTCCTGCGAGCGGTACGCGCGGAGATGATCGAAATACTCCACGCCAGCCAGGTGGAGGCCGTAGCCGGTCAGGACGTGCCCTTCGGGGATCGTCTGTCCCATGAAAAGCGCGTTGACCTTGGCACGCTCCGCCTCGATATTGGACTTGACACGATCCGTCGTGGCGGGCGAGTTGGACAGCGCGCCGTCCTTGTCACCGATGATCGTGGACACGAACAAATCGCGCTGCGACGGCGTGACAGGCATCTTGCACAGAGCCAGCATGGCCTCGCGGTACACGTCCACCTGCTCGCGCGTGCCCTTGACGACGGCCTTGGCATCCTCGATGCGGTCGTGGACATTCTTCGTGTGCCGGAACGTGAAGTTCGTGCCAAGCGCCTTGCCCTCTGCCTCGGAGGCCGCGACGGTGTTCGCACAGACCTGGCGAATCGTGCCGGAGCGGACGCGGAGGCTGGACGTGCCATCGTGGCTCCAGGACAGGCAGCCGAAGGGCAGGATCGTGGAGTCCTCGCCAGGCAGCGTGATCGGTTCGTCCAGCATGAGCGTCAGGGCGCACACGCGGCCTTCGTCCAGCGTGATGCCCGTCTCATACTGGAAGCCTTGATCGAACAGTAGCTCCGCGACATCGTAGGCCACGTCGTTTTGGATGACCTCGTACGTGTCCTTGACGACGTTGAGGATGTCGCCGCTCGTGGAGTGGATGAGCGCCTTCCAGCCGTCCGCGCGCTTGCCACCGTAGAGCGTGCCGTCCTCGGAGACGACGGTCGGCCGGTTCTCTGCCAAGTCCTCGCGGGCCTTGCCCTGGACGACGATGGCCGTCTCGCCAACGCGGAAGTCGTGGCCTGCGAGGCGCATGGCCTCCTCGCGGCCGGGATAGTCGTCCAGGACGATGCCCTGGCCGTGCCAGGCAGGCTCGCGGACGAAGAAACCTTGATCGAATAGTGCGGGCATGGCGTACCTCCTAGTTCGGATTGATTCGGGCAAGCACCACGGTACAGATAGTCCTATCGGATGTCAAGGTTAGGATTATCTAAACACGAAGGCCGGGTTTCCCCGGCCTCCGTCGTCCGTAGCTTGGCAGGCTTGTCTACTCGGTGACTACCTCGTATGTCTTGCGGTCGTCTCCGTCCGGTAGAGCCTGGAGCGCCTTGGCAGGTACCTCGCGCACGTAGCCGAAGGCATCCCTGACTTCCGCCTTCCGCCCGGTGCGCGAGAGCACGGTGACAAGCTCGCCGTCCAGCATGGCACGCTCGCGCTTAGCCTTTTCCATGCTTGCCTCCATTACCGTTACGGTGCTGGCTGGCGTTCCGCGTGGCCGCGTACGGCCACTCGTCCATGGAGCGCACTGTCACGTCCACGGAGTCGTGGCCATCGGGTGGCATGAAACCGATCCGGCGCAGTCCGGCGCGGAGCCAGAGAATGAATCCGAGAAACTCCACGGCAATCCATGCCAAGATGGCGAAGAATGCGAAGCTGCCGAAGATGGCCTCACGCATTCTCGTACTCCGCGTAGCGCCAGCGTGGAGCCTCCACGACGATGCACATGAAACAGTAGTCTCCGGCCTCCGGATGCCTGGCGGCTGGCGTGCCACGGCGCATCTTGCCACAGCCGTCGCACTGCCAAGCCACAGACGAATGACGGCCACGATGTCCGGCGTCCATGTTGCACGCCTCACCGCAGCGCATCGGTTCGCCACAGACGCCAGAGGGCGCGGCCGGAGCCGCGCCCTCGTGCTGGCCTGGAGCCATCTCTAGCGCCGTGCCTTGGCAGCGGCCTTGCCCTTACCCTTGACCGCTGTCGCCCGCGTCCGCGTGGCCGGAGCCTTGCGCGAGGCCGCAGGCTTGCCCTTCGGAGCCGCTGTGCGGGCCTGTGCGGGCTTGCGAGTCGCAGGGGCAGCCTTGCCCCTGGCCGGAGCGGGCTTGGCCGCAGCGGGCTTCACAGCGCGCCGCGTACGCGTCGTCTTCGGCCGGACGGCCGCGCGAGCCTCGCGCCTGCGGATGTCGTTCGGCTTGGTGCTCGTGCCGTACGCTGCCCGCTCGCCCGACTCGTGCTGGCCGGTGGCCTTCACGAAGTCCAGGGCCACGCGCCCGATGAGCCAGATGACCATGCGGTCGGCCGCGTGCTTGTCCTTGTCCGGGTACCAGCGCGTGGCGTGCCGCTTGACCTCCGCGAAGACCTTGGCCTTGTCACCCCGGTGCTTGCGCAGGCTGTCCATGACGATTCCGCGCTTGCTCGCGGAGCCGCCTTTCCAGTCCGCCGTCCAGTCGATGGCGCTGTTGTCGATGCGCACCGCGTAGCCTTCCGCCGCCTGGCCGCGCGTGCTCGTGCGCTTGGCAGCCGGAGCCGCCTTCGGAGCCGCCTTGCGCGCGACCGGCTTCGTCGTGGTGGCCTTGCCCTTGCCCTTCGCGGGCGCGACCGTGCGCGTGGTGGGCTTGGCAGCGGGCTTCGCCGGAACGGCCTTGCCCTTCGCCGGAGCGGCGGGCTTGCCCTTGACGACGGTCGTGGCTGCCGCCTTGCCCTTCGCTCCGTTGCGCCCGTTGGCGCTCGTGGCAGTCTTGCCCTTCGCGGGCTTGCTCGTGCGCGTCTGTGCCTGCTCCACGAGCTTGCGCAGCGTGGCGGGCGGGATCTTGCGGTAGTCCTCGATTCCCGCCTGCTTGGCCTTGGCCCACAGCGTAATCATGTCCTTGTCCATGCCTACCTCCTATGTCGTGTTTCGGGTATCGGCAACCAAGGTAGCAAGGCTTGGCAAGGCTTGTCAAGGTCTTGTCACGAGGACTTGCTTGGCAAGTCCCGGAACGTCACCACGAGCGTGCCTTGATTGTGCGGGTGCTGGCCTGCCGGATCAAGGTACACGAGCTTCGCGGAGACGACGGCCAACACTCCGGCGTCCAGCTTCGGCGCGAGGACTTCCGCGACCTCGCGCGGCAGGTAGCCAAGCTGCTTGCCCTCGTACAGACGGCTTGGCAGGTAGACGGCCACGGCGTTCTCATCGTACGCATTCTCCGGCTCGCGCTCCAGGCGGATCCCGGAGATGCCCTTCGCGGCAGCCGCCGCGAGGATGGCGCGATTCTCCTTCGTCCACCGGAAGCGCAAACCGATCACAGTCAGTTCGTGCTCCCACGTCTTCGGCTTGGACAGCTTGGCACTTTGGGTCTTTCCTGGCATGGCAAACCTCCTCAAATATGCCCGCGTCAGCGCGGCCCTGGGCGCGCGTTGCGGAACCATTCCTTGACTTGCTTGACTTCCTCCGGCGAGTAGAGCCGCACACGCAGCTTCCCGATCTTGACTCGGATCGGACTGGGGAAGACGATTTCGCCGCGCTTGGCACGCTGCTCTGCACGCCGGACACGGGACGGATCCCGCTTGACGACACGGCATAGCTCCGCGAGCGTCAGGTAGTTCTCAAAGCCCTCCGGCTTCCACCTGGACGAGTCATCCTTTCCGCCCCACACTGGCACAGGCTCCCCCTCTCTTTGTTTTGTTTTTGCTTTTGTTGCCAAGCTCATCCGAGGCGCTCCGCGAGAGACGCTGCTTCCGACGCGCCGTTCTTGGCACCACGAGTGGTCTTCTTGATGTACGGCGTGTTGGCCGACTCCTCGTACGCATCCTCGATGTCCTCGCGCTTGATCTTTCCGGCGCGCACGTACTCGTCCACCTTGGCAGGCAAGACCTTGACTTCGATCAGGTTCTTGAAGATGTGGGTCGGGACGAGCTTGCGCAGCTTGTCAGGATTCCACTTGCGCGTGTGGCTCTGCACCACGGTCAGCTTGTGCCCGTCGTCCTCGTAGCCGGAGCCGGGATCGTACGACTTGAGCACGTACTCGTCCACGACCGCCTGGAGCGCGTCCCTCGCAGCCACAAGCGGCGTCGTCAGCTTGGCAATCTCCTCATCGAGCGCGTCGATGTCCTCAAGTGCGACGGCCACGCCGGACTCGGAGCGCAGTGCCGCGAACGAGCCGTCCTGCTTGAGCTTTGACCTGAGCGCGACCATTGCCGGATTGTGTTGTCCCATAGGAATCACCTTTACCCTTCATGTCGATTTTGAGTCCGACGCTACGGTACCAAGCTTTGCGCCGGAGATACTGCCTGGCGAACACCCTGACAAGATCATCGAGGATGTCGTAGATCACCGTCTCTGTCTTGCCCTCGTGCTTCCTGGCACCACGGCCGACCTTCTGGAGCACCGTGATGTCCGTGCCTGGATACGCCAGGACGATCCGGTTGAGCCGAGGGATGTCCACGCCTTCCTCAAACAACTGAGTGCCAAGAATACAGTGGATTTCCCCGTCGCGTAGCTTGGCAGTCAACTCGTGCTGCTTGCGCCTTGCCAGTCGCCCCGTCACCATCTCGACGTACTGGAGCCAGCCCTCATCGAAGTCGAATGCCAAGGCGATACAGTCACCGATGTTCTCCAGGTGCTTGATTTCCCTGGACAAGACAAGGACGCTGTTGCCCTGCTTGACCTCGCGCACGACGATCTTGGCAATCACCATGTTTCGGTTGTCGTCCTTGACTAGCTCATTGAGGATGTAGCGGTACTGCGAGCCGTTGTAGCGCGTCTTGAATCCTGTCTTGACCGGGCGCACGATCATCGGCACCTGGCTCTGGAAAGCGAGCTTGTAGATGACCGGCCCGATGTTGAACCTGACAAGCGGCTGTCGGCCGTCTGAGCGCTTCTCCGAGGCCGTGATCCCGAAGCGGTAGTAGGCAGGGCACACGTTGCACAGCCAACTCCACGTCTCGGCTGCGGCATGGTGAGCCTCGTCCACGATCAGGCAGCCGAACTGTCTCCAGAACTTGCCACCGGAGCGGATGTAGCGTCGAATCGTCTGCGCCATCGCCACGGTGATGTGGCCAACTTGGCAGGTCTTGCCCTGGATTTTTCCCGGAGAACAACCTGGCACGGACTCCTCGATGCGATCCACCCACTGCTTGAACAGGGTGTTGGTGTGGACGACCACAAGAGTCCTCGTCTTGGCAGCCGCCGCGAAGGCCAGCGCAATCTCTGTCTTGCCACGGCCAGGCGGTGCGATGACTTGCCCCTGCTCGTGCTGGAACATCGCCATGACGGCCTCCACCTGGCCGTCGTAGTCGGTAGCGTTGAGCGTCTTGGCATACGTCAGCTTGGGCATCGGCGGCTTGCTGCGCAGATCCTCTACCTCCAGGTCTGTCGGGAGCATGCTCCAGAGGCCACGAGGGATGCGCAGCTTGCCCGTCTCCGGGTAGTAGTCGTACGCCTGGACTTCGATGTCGTCGTTGTCCGTGAACGTCAGCGTGCGCAGGAGCTTGGTGCGCTGCTCGCGCGTAAGCTCCTCCACATCGAGGGTGATGAGCGCGTCCAGCTTCACTTCTTGGCAGCCTCTACCCGGTCGGCCACTTCCCGGTAGAACTTGGCAGTCTCGCGGGATGACTCGGCAATCTCGCGCAGTTCCTCCTCGCTCTCCCCGTCGTCCTCGTCCTCGTCCTCGTCCTCGTCATCGAGCAGGCCGTACCCGCGCAGTTCCTCCTCGGCCTTCTTGTCGTCGGCCTCGCTGTCCTGCCGCCAGGCGAAGTCGTCCTCCTCCTCTGCCAGCTTGCGCAGCATCGCAGCGAGCTTGGTAGAGTCGATGGGATCGCCCTCGTACGTGCCCTCGATCACGTCGGCAGCGAGTGCCAGCGTGCCAAGCTCCAACTCTCGCTTGTCGCCCATTTCCTTTCCCAAGTCCCTGTCGGGAAACTTGTCAGCGATGTAAGCGGGTATCAAGTTCTGGAAGTCGTAGCCCATGTCGGCCAAGAGCGCCTGCGCCATCGCCTTGCTCTCGGCCCGCTTGCGTAGCTCTGTGACCATCTCGTTGTCGTCCATGTGCTCTCCTTCGGTTTCGGGCATTACACTCTAGGTGGATTCTACCACACCCGGCCGGACAAGATTTCATCTTGCATCCAGGCCATCACAGCGGCAGCGTCGTAGATGTCGGACGGCTGCGCTGGCTTGGCCTTGGCACCGAAGCCATGCTCTGGCCGGACGATCAGCATGCCGCTCTTGGACTTGACAAGATCGGGGATGTCCGGGAGGCCAAGCGCAGCGATGGCCCACTCCTTCACGTCCCACTTGCCGTCCGGCATCTTGCGGATCGTGATGCCCTCGCGCCGGAGCGTGGCCTTCCACTGCGAGTTGTTGATTTCGTAGATGTTCTTGAAGCCGTAGCGCAGGAGGCTGCCCTTGGCAGCCCCCGCGACTTCCGACTGTTGCTTGATCCAGGACGCCTGGAACGTGTGGCGTGCCACCATCCCCAGCGGGAACGGCTCCTCCACGGCGATGGCGACACGCTCGTAGTCCATGCCCCAGGTCTGCAAGAGAACGTCCACGAGCAGCCGGTGGCACTTGGCAGCCTCCAAGATCCGGGTGAAGTAGTCGTGCTCCGGCGTCCAGCGAATCTCCCCGTACGCCACGTCCGACATCTTCTTGAGCACGGCATCCCAGGACACGGCCGTGACTGCGATGCTTGTCATGCTCATGTCCATGCCGACAGCCGTCCAGCCCTTGTTGCGCTGGTAGCTCTTGAGCATGTGAGGAGACTTGCGTGCCAATCAGAGGCTCCCCACGAAGCGGAGCACGTCGCGCTCGTTGAACAACTCGTGAACCGCCTGGCCACGACACTTATCAAGTACCTCGATCTTCGGCACAGGGCGGATGACGCCACGGATGTAGTAGCGCCGATAGCGGGACTGCTTGTTGAGAACCTCGATGTAGTTGCTGTTGTTCCCCGTGCTCCAGTGGCCAAACGAATGGAGATTGCCGCTCTCGTCCAGGGCCGTCCTCAGCGCGTCCACGATGGGCCTCAGCGGCTTGGCATGATGGTTGAGCGCGTAAGCCACGCGCATTGCCGCAGTCTTCGTCTTCTTGCTCATCTTGTCACCTTCCCGTCGCTCCGCACGAAGTGCTTGACGCACTCAAGCACCATCTTCATGTCCAGCTTCCAGTGGCCTTTGGCATAGCCGTACTGCTGGCGCAGGTAGATGCGCAACGTGTACGTCGGGATGCCAAGTGCGTAGGCAAGCTCTTGCGGTGTCGTATACATGGTTCCTCGCCTTCGTGTCATCGGGCTGTTCACAGTGAGTCGCGCTCCTGCTTCTCAAGCTCCATCACCTTGGCATGGGCGTCCTCGTCCCAGTACATGTCGATGGCATCTTGGTAGAGCGCACGAAGATCGTTCGGATCCAGGGCGTCTAGCTCCACCTGGATCAGTTCGCCGTGGCGTGCCACGAACTGGCTGGCGCGAGAGTCGCTCGCCTTGCCCATCGCAGGCGGCAAGTCGTACTCGTCAATCTGCTCCGGGTTGAGCGCGATCCGGTGGACATGATCCCAACAGCTTGTCCGCTCGTTGAAGTCGCGGTCGATGTCCTCGCCGGAGGGATCGAAGTCGCCAGCGTAGATGACCACGGTCGGTCGGAAGTCCTGCCCCGGCTGCTTGTCACCGATGAGGTTCGCGTAGTGCGCACCCGTGTCGTAGACAACATCGTCCACGAACGTCTGAGACGAGTAGCCCTGGAGTGGCAGGATCGGGATGCCAAGCGGGTAGCCGAACCACTCGTTCAACTGGTTCACGATACCCGCCTTCTCGACTGCCAAGTAGAGGCTGTACTCCTGGCCCTCGGTGCGGTCGCGCCGGTAGCGCTGCTTGAGCCAGGCGTTGGCCTCCTCTGTGCTCTGGAACAGCGGGTACATGCGCTGGATGCTGCGTGTCCTGTCCATCAAGTCCGGGAAGTAGCCGTTGCGCCGCGCCTTGGCAGTCTGCGACGACAACTGGTTGTACTCGGAGCGCGTGTTGCGTAGCGTCTGATCGGCCACGAGCCGGTAGAACAACTGGCGCAGCGTGACGCGCGTGGAGTAGCTCCGCACGATGTCGGCGGCATGATCGAGGATGTAGCTCCAGTCTCTAGCCATCGGACTTGGCAGGCGCAGGCACCACGCGCTCGCTCCCTCCGTCGTCGTAGATGCGGATGCGCTCGTTGTCCTCCACCCGCTGTACCTGGACGTAGCTGCGCGGCTCGCCACCGATGGTGCCCTTGACGGGAGGACTGATCCGGCAGTCGGCACCGTCCGCGAACGCGGCCAACTCTGTGATCTGATCGCCGGTGAGGATCATCACGCGGCCTCGACTGTGATCTTGATTGTCTCGGGATTGCCAAGCTGCGTGACTGCGGACTTGCTCACGTACGCGCTGGTCATGGCGGCGTCGTCCTCGGTCGCGTCGTAGCGGACGACGTGCTTCTTGGCCTGCGGGTTGCCAAGCTCTACGGTCACTGTGGTCTTCTTGGGTGCGGGCATACTGGCCTCCTATCTGTTGTTGTGGTTGTGATCTTGGCAGAGCGGGATGTCGGTGGACTCCTCCTCGATCACGTCGTGCCGGATCGCCTGCGCAACCCTGGCACCGAGGAGGCCGATGGACTTGAGGTTGATCTGGATGCCGTCCATGTTGTCACCCAGGCTGGCTCCGACGATGGCGCGCAGATCGTCCTCTGCCGCCACCACCGGGACGCCGACCATCTTCTTGGCACGCTCGTACGAATCGAGGAATCCGAGAGCCGCCTGCGCCTTGGTAGCCCATACGTGCTCCGCGTGCAGGAACGCCTCGTACGACTTGCAAGCTGACGTGCCACCTTCCTTCTCGACTTGCCGGTAGACGGCATCGTAGCGTGCGTACGTCTCGCCCTCCTCCTGGACAGCCTTGACGTAGTGCTCCCAGGCATCCTCGCAGCCTTCGGCCGGAGTCTGCCGGGAGAGCCACGCCATATGCGCCTTGTCAGGAGCGAGGAGCTTGGTCGGAGAGGACTTGAGGAGAGCCTGTGTCTTCCTCACCGGAGCCTCCCGGCCTTGCTCAGTTCCGGGATGCCAAGCTCAGCGCCACACATGGCGCACTGGCTCTGCGGGAACTGGAAGTTGGCCACCCGGATGTCCAAGAGTGCCAAGTCCTTGACGATTTCTACCGCCAGAAAAAGAAGATTGAAGCCCAGGTACTCGTTGCTGATCTTCACCGGCACGAGCGCGCCGGTCGGCGGCTGTAGCTGGATGGTGACGTAGCCGGTGCAGTACGTCCGCAGCGTCTCCACCATCCTGTCGATAACCTTCTGCGTCTTGGCATCCTGCGCGTCGTACGCTGCCTTGGCAAGCTCGTACTTGACCTCGGACGTGAGCTTGTACTCGTCCACGGCGTCGGCCTGGAGCTTGCTGGCAGAGCGCAGATCGCTGAGCGTTTTCCTAGCCATTGTCTTTCTCCGGTCGGCGGATGCTCATGTTCACGCCCTTGAGCTTCTGCTCCAAGGACGGCTCGTTCTCCGGCGTCTTGTCAGGCCGGCTCACGAGTCCGAATGTATCCTCCGGCTCGCACACGAGGATGAAGCCCATCCCGCCCGGAGGCAAGATGCGAACCTTGTGCGAATGCTTCCAGTCCGGCTCGACGCGCCCAACATCGAAAGTCGGATACTTGTTCCAGTGAGAGTGTGAATCGTGGTACTGGAGCTTGTCACCCGGCCGTACCTCGCTGGCCTTGACCACCTGAAGTGCCAGGAACTTCTCGCGCTCCTCGGCCTCCTGGCGCTGCTTGAACTCAAAGCGTGCCTGCTCCTCGGCTTCCTCGGCAGCTATACGTGCCTTGGCAGCTTCGACCATCTCCTCCGGCGTGCCTTCGCCTTCGACTACGACAAGCTCCTCGTCAATCCAAACCGCCTGGACTTCCTCGGCACGAGCCTCGTTGCATTCGGCGCAGGAGTAGTCCTCGATCTTGGCAGACATCTTGTTGCAGTCCGGGCAGCGATGCGATGCGCCGTCCGCCGATGTCTCCTGGTTGAAGATCGTCCCGCAGCTACCGCACTCGTAGAGACTGCCGCCGTGATCCTCTAGCACGGCCTCGCAGTCATCGCAGCGGTAAGCGATGACGACCTCGATGATTGTGTCGTCTATCTCGCTCATGGCTTCACCTTCTTGGAGAAGTTCTTGTCAGCGTCCTCGATGGCGATACGCGCTGCGAACAGAGCTTGGTAAGCAACCTGGCACTTGTTCCGCACTTCGTTGAAGCGGCGGTTGTCAAGCGCGTAGAGATGCGGCTGCGCTTCAAGCAAGTTGCGGTAGCACTCCTCCGCAGTGTCCATCGCTTCGATAATGCTGGACAGGAGGCTGGCGCGTTGGGCCTTGGCAAGCTCTACAGGGAATGGCATGTCAAAGCTCCGTGCTGATCGTGAGGCTGGCATCCCGTGCAGCCTCGATCACGTTCGGCACTTCCTTGGCAACCACGACGATCCGGCCGCTGTCGATCACTTGCTCGATGTAGCCGTCGTAGGCGTCCACGAACTCCTCGCCTGCTTGGGTCTGCCCTTGCACTTCGATCCCGCCTGTGTGATGCGTGAGAGTCAGGTCATCCATGCTGTACCTCCTTCATCTTGTCGGCTGCCAAGTCACGGAATCGCTTGACGCTCTCCACGACTGGCTCCAGGTTCCCGGAGATGTGGCCGGTGTTCGGCTCCTGCTCGATCAGAGCGAGAGCTTCCGCCAGCCGGTCGTGCGCTGCGCTCAGCCGGTGATGAATCTTCTTCCACGGCTGCGGCGTGCGTACGGGCTTGTCACTCATGCGTCGATCAGCTTGACGAAGTAGATCGAATCGACGCCGCCGAACTCGGAGCCGCCGTCCTTGTCGGGCACGGTCAGGTGAAGCGGCGACTTGGCACCGTTCTGCTGTCCGAGGGTTCCGGCGAAGAAGTCCAGCATCGTCTCGGTGTCCTGCTCAGGGCCGGAGACGTGTGACAGTTCGACAGTCACTTTGAACTTGAGTGAGCTTGGCATTCCAGACCTCCTTGTTCGGGTACGTGAGGGCATGGTAGCAAACCCACCATGGGTGTGTCAAGTTAGTTGTCTAGCCAGGAAACAATCGCATCCACATGCCTGCACGTACGACGGGCTTGAAAACCCTGACAAGTGCAGCCACCTTCCGGCCACTCGTCACTGACCGTTTCCAGGTCTACGCAGTACCAGCCGTCAACACTCCTCGCTTTCACGAGGAAATGGAGACGGCCGATTACGAGAACGCGCTCAGCGCCCAGGACGAGCGACTTGCCGACGTACCGCTCGCTTCTTAGCGCGTGCTTCCGCTTGACGCTGTGCTGCCAAGACTTCCTCATGGCAGAAGCGATTGAACGGGCACTCTTGGTACTGCATGTGCGCAACGCTCACGCATTCGATGTCCGGCAGTTCGTCCTTGGAGTCGTACCACCGCAGTGTGCGCAGGCGGCGCTGTACGTCGCCCACGTACCCGTCCAGGGGCACGGCTGTCTCGTGTAGGGCCAGCGGGTTGCCACCGCTTGACGGCCCTGCCTTGTTCTCGCAGACAAGTAGAGCCTCCTTGATGCCAAGATCGAGCACGACATTGGCCAGGTCTGAGTAGCCAACGATCTGCCGTTGGTAGCGCAATGGCGCTCCGTTCTTGACAGTGCGTTGGAAGTCGATCTGATTGATGCCCTTGAAGTCCACCACCACGGGGTGCTGCTTGCGTGGCAGCTTGGCAATCACGTCGATTGTCCCACCCAGGTCGCCGTCCACCACCCGTACCTCGACGGCCGGACGCATCCCGTTGAAGAACATCGGATGCCGGATGTCCAGATCGTCGGCCGGTACCATGACAAGCTCAAGTAGCTCCGCGCGATGCGCCTTCCACATGGCGAACTGCCACTTGAAGTGCTTGAAGTTACCTTCCAGGAAGTAACCGTTGGAACGCGGGTTCTCGATCAGGTGCTTCTCCTCCCCGCGTTTCCCGAAGTACGCTTGGCGTGTGCAAGTGCCAAGCTGCGACGGAGAGAAGACGCCCGTCTGCCGCTTCACCGCTCGCACTCGCACAAGCATGTCCAGGAAGGCGAAGTCCGCCTCGTCCTCCGGAATGACCTCGTGCTCCATGAGCTTCTCCAGGATGGGTACCAAGATCATCCCGGACTTCTTGGAGCGGCGTGCCTCCAGGATCCGGCGCTCAGTCGATGTCGGTGACATGAGCCATCATTGCCAAGTAGTCTTCCTCCAGCATGACGCAGAGCCGTGGCGTGTCAGGGAGCGTGATGCGCATACGTGGGCGCAGGCCAGGCGGCGTCATCGCCGCCTCCATGCTGATCTTGCGCCACTGCTCCACCGTAAGCGTGTACGACTTGTGATCCGTGAACTTGTCATCCACGAGAAAGCCGTTCTCGATCACGTCACCCTTGCGCCCAGGGAAGGCACCGGAGGCCGGTTGCTGCCTGCCGCCCGTGGAGCGGGCAAGCTGGCGCTCGCTACGCTGCGCTCGCCTGCTCGCGGTCGCGCGATGCCACGGTGTCTGTGGTACGTCTTCCATTCGTCCCGCCTTTCCTTGTCTTCCGCTTATCCCACTTGCCAAGCTGTAGCAGCCATCTTGCACAGCACTGCCCCACATCCATCGACGCCGTATAGTTGGAGTGCCGGTGCCGCTGGTTCTCCTTTGTGGGCTGCGCTGGCGTCATGTACAACTTGGCAGCCAGAGGATTGCCTTCGTCAATCACCTTCTGGCAGTGGTCGCATGTGCGTTGCCCCCTAGCCACTTTCCCCCTCTGCAAGTAGCTCCGTCTTTGCCTCGATCAGCGCCTCCAGATTAGCGCGTAGCTCATCGTCCTCCATGATGGCTGTCGCCAGTTGCCGGACGCCGTTGTACTTCTTGGTAGGGAAGCCCTCGACTGTGAACTGGAACATGGTCTTGTTCGGACGCTCGATCAGCCCATCCTCCATGCCAAGGTCGATTATCTCCCGACCCCTGTCGTACTGTCCTAGCTCGTGATCGAGCATGAGCGTGGCGCTCGACTCCGGCACGCCGCCCGTCTTCTCCTTCTTGAGAGTGACAAGCACCCACTGGCCGATCTTCACCTTGCGATGCGTGAACTGCGCCTTGTGGACGACCTCCCTGTCCAATGTCTCTGCCTCGGTCTTCTTCAACTCCACCATCGTGCTGGCGTAGAAGCCCAGGGAGCGCCCGCCTGGCGTGCTCTGCAAGCCGGGGATGCGCCCGATCTTGTCACGCCACTGGTTCGTCCAGATGAACGCCGTCTTGTCGTTCTGGCTTGTCACTCTGCGCAGGAGCATCGACATCAACCGCGCCAGGCTGGCGACTCTCGCGTCACCTTCCTCAAAGTCGTGCTCCAACTCCTCCTCCGGGAGCATCGAGGCCACGCTGTCGATTCCCACGACATCCACGGCCGCAATCTCCTCGTCCTTCTGGACGAACAACTGCAACACCTTGGCAAGCTGGTTGGCTGTGCGCGGCCGATACTTGAGCAACCCCTCGGCGTCACCGCCAAGCTGGACGAACCACGCCTCATCGAAGATGCCCTCTCCGTCCACGATGGCGCAGACCTCGCCACGTTGCTGCGCAGCGATCAGCGTCATGTAGACGAGGAGTGACTTGCCAACCTGCCAGTCTCCATAGATCACGGTGTGCCGACCACGGGAGATGCCGCCGCGCAGAAGGCGATCAAGTGCCAAGCTGCCGGTGGTGATTTTCTGGATCTGGAAACTCGGATCGGAGCCGAAGCGGATGAGGTTCTCACCCATCTGCTGGTTGACACGGGCTGCAACGCGCTGTGCGGCCATGTGAGGCGATCTGAGCGTTGCCCCTGTCTTCCTAGCCATTGGGCTGTTCCGGGCCGTCCTGGAGCCTGTCAGCGTCTTCTGGCGGTACCTCCGGTTCCATGTTCGCTTCCGACCTCTGCGCGTAGACGAGGTTGCCGTCTGTGTACGCATCGTCGCTGATCGCGTACTCCATCGGGTTGAGCTTGATGACGTACTGGCGGGGATCCTGCGAGTTGCCGAAGTACAGGAGCGTGGCCGGGTTGCCGCCGACCGTCTCCTGAGCGCCAAGCACCGTCAGCGTGAGCGACTGACCGACTAGCTCCTCCGGCGGCTTGGCAACCTCCGTGTCGAAGTTGACGATCATCCCGCCGCCCTCAAACTTGACGGCCCACTCGCCCTCGGACGGATGGCCGGACGTGTCCAGGATTTCCTCCACGCTGCGACCGTGGAAATGATCCACACTGACCGGGCCGTAGCTCTCCATCGACTGACTCATGCTGCCTCCTTTACGAACCGACGCCGATAGTTCGGATTCGGATGGTAACTGGCAAGAATCTGATCTAGCTTCGCAAGCTTGGCAGACGATTGTATCGGCACAAGCTCACGAATCATCTCAAAGCCTTCCTTACGAGTGATGAAGACTTGAGTCAGCGGCTTCCATTCTGGCCTCTCAGCGTTCTCCCGCGAATGAATCCAGTACGGAATACCAAGTTCCATCAGGCAGGCAACACAAGCCACGATGATGTCCATGTCTGTATTGCCGATGGAAACCTGTCGGTTGGCTGCACGTCGTCCATCAGCGGGATGCTTACACATACTGACAGTGCCTTCACCGTCAATCATCGCTGCCAAGTAAGTGGCTGCAAACTCAGGTGTCATGGCCAGCCAGCTTCGCAATCAGATCACGGATACGCTTGGCTACTTCCTTGTCAATCTTCGGCTCGTCGTCAACACTTCCGACCTTGGAGTCGAGGTAGCCAAGCGCGTACGCAATCTCTGACTCCATGCTTGTCATGCTGCCTCCTAGTCGGGGAGCTTGATGCGGTCGGCGTTGACGGTCTGCCAATCAAGGATGCGCTGGACGTGCTCGTCCAGGTTTGCCAGCCATTCGGACGGCGGCGCGTCTCCGTCGCCTAGAGCCTGCAAGCGCAGGTTGCGGTAGCGTGCCAAGAGTGGCACGAGCAGGCTATCCTGCGCACGGAACAGGAAGATCGGCTCATCGCTGCCGTTGAGCGGGTGAGCCTCGCTGTCGTTCTCGATGGTGATTTCACCGTACTTGTCATCGTGTGCCATGTCATCTCCTCATCGTGTTCTTCTCTCGGGCATATCTGACTACCTTCTTGGCAGTGTCCTCGTCTACGTGCCACATCTGCGGGTTCTGATCCTCTGCTCCGACGACGCCCCACAGCTTGAAGCCGGTGTTGGCACCGCGCACGAAGGGCATGGCCACCTGACCCTCTGCGGTAACGACTGCGCCGGGTGATTCTGCCAAGGTGCGGATCAGCTTGGACTCCGCTGCCTTCTCCTCCGGCACCCGCAAGTCGAAGGGGATCCCGTTCTCGTCCACGACCGTGAGCAAGTGCGCGTTGTACGCGCCGGTTGCAGACGACTTGGTAGCGAAGCTGATCTTGGACGGGATCCAAAACATCTTGGCGCAGAACGCCTTGCCCTCGGTGATGTTGACGCCGCGCTGCAAGCCCAGGTACTTCCACTTCCCGACCTTGGCACGTATCGACGGCTTGAGGCCGCGCATCGCTCGTGGCATGTTGATGCAGAAGCCGAGAATCTCGTACTCTGCGTCATCGCTGTCCTCGCCTGCGACTCCGAGGCTCTCCATGCCACCGATCCTGCCAAGGTTGGTGCGCACAGTGATGTCCACTGCGTTGCTGGCAGTGCGCTCTTGCAGATCGTCCTCGCTCGTGAACGGCTGGTTGCGCACGATGCTGTTGGCAGCCACCGGCCCGATGTCACGGACACGCAGGAGGCCGACGCGAATAGCCTGGCCATCGCTGCCCTTCGTGAAGCCGCCGTGCGACGTGTTCACATCCGGCGGCTCAAAGCGGAAGCCCTCACCGATGGCGGCTGCCAAGTAGCGAGGGTTCTTCGGGTACCTGTCGAGCAGAGAGACGAAGAACTCCTGGCCGTGATGCGCTGCCAGGTAGGCGTTCTTCTTTCCCAGGATGGAGTAGCTCGTGGCATGCCCACGGTTGAACGTGTAGCCCTGGAGCTTCTCCCACTCTGCCCACACTTCGTCGGCCTCGCCCTGCTCCCACAGCTTGTCAGCGTACTTGCGGTACGTCGGCTCAAACTCCTCAAACAACTGGCGCGCTCCACGGCCTGCACCCTTGGCGGTCTTGATCGCCTTATAGAGCTTGTCAATCTCCTCGCCGGTCATCCCCATCCCCTTGCCCATCTCCATGATCTGCTCCTGGTAGATGGCGATGCCGTACGTCTCGTCCAGGTACGAGGCCACCATCTCGTTCGTGCTGGCCCAGTCCTCCCGCCCGTGCTTGCGATTGACGAAGTGCTTGTCCAGCCCTGTGCGCGTCCCTGACGGCCGGTAGAGGGCATTGACGGCGACTAGCTCGTGGTCGCTCTCAGGCACGACCTCGATCAGACCACGGCGCTGCGTGGCTCCCTGGAAGGTATGCACCCCCTCAGTGCGTCCTTCCTGGAGGAGCTTGTACGTCGCCTCGTCCTTGGCATCGTAGATCCCAGGCTCCGTCGCCATGATCGCATCAAGCCAGTCCATGTCCTTGCCAAGCTGCCTGGCGATGTTGTGCATGATCGAGAGTGTGTCCAGCCGGAGCAAGTCCAGCTTGAGGAAGCCCATCTCCTCGATCCACTTCATGTTGAACTGCGTGACCATTGCGTTGCTGGAGCCGATCCGGTACATCGGCACCCACTCGCTCAGCTTACGCTCCGGCGTACCGATGGCCAGGGCGCAGGCGTGCTGCGACACGCCACCGATCTGATCGAAGACCTGGCTGGCCTCTCCGTGGATGTCGATGCCAAGCTCCTCAAGCAGCCGCTCGTACGCATCCTCGTCCTCGGCCACCGAATCAGAGTCCGACTGGCTTGGCAGGAGCTTCGTGTACTCGCTGATCTTCTCCTCCGGGACGCCATGCGCCTCCGCGATCAGGCGGAAGGCCGCACGGTTCTGGAGCGTGGTGAAGTTGCAGATCGGCACGACCTCCTGGCCAAGCTCAGCCATGTACTCCGTGACCATCTTCACCACGTCCTTGCGGCGGTGGCCCTCGATGTCGATGTCCACGTCCGGGAACTTGGCAGAGGCCGGGTTGACGAAGCGCTCAAACATGAGCTTGTAGTGGATGGGATCAATCTCGGTGATGCGCAGGCAGAAGTTGACAAGACTGTTCGCAGCGGAGCCGCGCGTCCAGGTGTACGTGCCACTGTCCCGGCACAGCCGGATGATGTCGGCGTAGATCAGGAGGTAGTGCCCGAACTGCGACATCGCCTCTAGCTCGTAGTCGAAGCGCTCCTGCGCTGCCGTGCCGTACTTGGCAACCATCGACTTGAGCCTCGGCTTCGCACGCCGTCTGATTTCTGCCACCGGATCGGAGTACGGCGACCTTGGCAGTGCGTACGAGAAGTTGTCCAGAGGATCCAGCTTGATGTCGGCCTCGTCCACGATGGCCTGGATCGACTCGATGGACTCCTTGGCAGCCCACGGCGGCAGCGTCTCGGCCAGCCGCTCCATCGACTGCATGTAGTTCGTCCAGTACCCGTACTGCGCTGCGTACCCGGTCGCCACGTCCTGCGTGGAGCGGGCACGGTAGTTGTCCTGCTTGCTGTGATCCTTGCGCGCCAGCATGCCAAGGTGAGCGGCGCGCTGGCGGGGGTGCTGGTAGTGCGAGTCGTTCGTGATGATGACCGGGATGCCGAGAGTAGCTGCCAAGCCGAGAAGGCGCTCACGCACGGCGTTCTGATCCTCCACGAAGTTCTCGTAGTGAGCGAATCCCTGGCCGAGAAACTTGTCAGCCCCGTGGTTCTGTAGCTCCACGTAGAAGTTGGGGAACACCGCCTGCATCGACTCCAGGTAGGAGGCGGCGGCGTAGTCGGCTGCCTCGTTCTCGTGGACTAGACACTGGCAAAGCTCCCCACCCATGCAACCTGACAAGATGACGTTGTGGCTCAGGTTGTATGGAGCCAGGTCGATCATGCGCTCGATGGAGATGCGCGGCCCGTTGTAGTACAGCGGCCTCTCCATGCTGGCGCTCACCCAGGCCACGAGATTCTTGTAGCCCTCGGTTGAGAGTGCCAAGACGGTCAGGTGACGGCGCTCCTTGAGCACGTCCTTGTTCCCGTCTACGAGGTAGTCCTCCGGGGTGACATACATCTCGCATCCGAGGATCGGCTTGATCCCCGCCTTGGTAGCCTCCGCATACAAAGCCGGAGCGCTGCCAAGCCACCCGTGTTCGGTGAGCGAGACAGCGCTCCAGCCCAGTTCCTTCGCCCGACTCACCACGTTTGCAGGACTGGAGAATCCATCCCACGTCGAGTAGCCGGAGTGGACATGGAAGTCGGGCGCGTTCATGTTCTACTTCTCCTCGTCGCCGTTGTCGTCGTCCGGCTCCGGCTCTGTCGGCTCCGGCTCCGGCTCTGGCGCTGTTGGTGTCGGTGTCTCTGCCACGTTCCCTCCTTTCGACTTGGTAGGCATCAGGCTGCGGCCTTTCGCTTGGCCCTCGGCTTACCCGCCAACTGCTCGTGAAGCTCCTGCCCGACGTTGGTGCGCAGGCTCGGGAACTTGGCACTGAGCGACGGCGACTTCTTGATCTTGACCATGAACTTGTCAGGCTCATCGGCCCGGAGCGTCTTGGGTGGCTCATCGGGCTTGAAGGGGTTGCGGATCTGCGTACCCTTCTTCCGTCCCGCCTTGACCACCGGCTCAAAGGAACACAGGCCGGTGAGATTGACCTTGTACCCCTGGATGATGCAGTCCGTCACTTCGTCCTTCAACGCCGTGAGGAACTTTCTGATCTGCGACTCTGGCGTGCCAGGGAGCCGCAAACCAATCTCGTGGATCAGATCCCCTTCGTTCAGTGAGATTGGCCCCTTAGCCATCTTGTCACTCTCGCTTCGTTTCGGGATGATTCCGGGGCGGTAACGAGCGCCAACTCCCACCGCCCCGGAACTTGTCAGTCCTACTTGCCCTTGCCCCTCGCCGCACCCGCCGCAGCCGGGGTGCGCTTGCGCGTGGCAGGAGCAGCGGTCTTGCGACCCTTCGCCGGAGCCGGAGCCTCGTCTTCCTTGAGGGTCGGCACCTTGGTAGCCACCATGTCGCCCACGGTGTCCTTCTCCGCAGAGAGGATGATGACGCTGCCCTCCTCGTAGTCCGCGAAGTCCACCTTGCTGGCAGGCCCGCGATCCAGGAAGTAGAGCGTGAATGCCAAGTCCAACTCGTCAGACTTGACCTCCATCGTGCTGGAGCCTACGTCGATGCTGACGACTTCAAACTCCGCATCCTCCAACTCGTCAGGAAGCTCGTTGTCGGCAACCGGCTCCTCGTCCTCGTCCGGCTCCTCCTCGATGGTCGGCTCCGCGCTGAGCACGAAGTCGCCATCGGGATCGGACTCGTACGAGATGGTGAGCGCCTGTCCTTCCTCCAACGACTCCAGGGAGAAGGAGATGTCGGCGTTCGTCCAGACCTTGGCAGGCCCGTCGTAGTCGTCGCTCGTCACCATGACGAAGTTGCCGTCCTCGTCGGCCTCGTCCACGACGACATCCAGATCGTCGGCCTCGGTGGGCCACTCGTCCTGCGCCGACTTGCGCTTGCTATTCGTGCTGGCCTTGCCCTTGGCAGGCGTCGGCTCGTCGTCGTCGTCCATCGCGTTGACGGCGCGAGCCACTGCCAAGCCTTCCATGGCCTTGTTGAGCCGGTTCGTGACCATGGTGTCGTAGTCCACGCCCGACGCCTTGAGCGTCTCCCTGACCGCCGTCTTCGTCATCGGCTTCTTCTGCTTGGCAGCCAGGAGGTAGTTGCCCCTGTCGTCCAGACGAGAGACGCGGAACTGCACGCCGATGGGTGACTCGTCCTCGGCGCGCATCTCCGTGATCTGCTTGATGACAAGACTGTTGGCCCGGAAGCTCCGAACCTCGCCCTCGCCACCGTTCAAGTCTGCGCCCTTCTCGTCCTTGACCACGAGCCAGGCGGTGTAGGCCACGTCCCGTGGCTTGTCACCGTCCTCGCACAGCGGGCAGTCGTCGCCAGCGCACGGGACGGAGCTACCGCCCTTGCCACTGGGAACCCAGTGCTGGAGGTACTCGTAGTACCCCTGCTCGTCCTTGGCAGGATCGCCGTCGAACAAGGCAAATCCGAGGAAGTTCTCCCCCTCTACCAAGTCGATGAATCCGGCGCTGCCAGTCCTGCGGTCTTCCTCGTCACGGACGCGCTTCGGCGTCCATTGTCTCGCTCTCGGCATATCTCTAACCTGCTTTCCTTGTCAGTCCCGCGTTTCGGGCTTTTTGCAAAAACACTGCCAAGGGGATTGCACGATCAATGCTGCGTTCGGCAAGCTCCCTCGTCATTTCGCCTGGATCTGTCTTCCCACGCGAGTACCGACAAACGAACTGAGGCACTTTGTGGATGCGAGCTTGGCATTCCAGGATGTTCTCCAGTCCTGCGCTGTCCCTATCGAAGAACAGGTAGATGCGTTTCGGGCCTAGCTGGTCGATCACTTTCAACTGCTTCGTTGAGATGCCACTGCCAAGAATCGCCCCGGCTGTGTGAACGCCAACTTGATGAAGCCGCACAACATCTAGCGGGCCTTCACACAGCACGAGGCCATGAGACTGTATCGACTCACGATCACACATGCAAGCGCCAAAGAGCAGGGAAGTCTTGATCGCTCCCTCTGTGTAGAGGTACTTCTGACGCTCCAGCCCGTCGATACGGCGGCGGATCAGGAAGCGGAACGTGCGGTGCAGATCGTATGCGGGGATAGTGATTCGCTCTGCATCCTCGTCCCAACCGATCTGCCACTTGCCACGGCTGTTCGCTTCGATCCCGCGTGTGTCGAGCCACTCTCGCGCCGACCTTGGCAGGTATGTGAACGCGCCACCATCTTGTGCTCGTTGATCCTGCGACACCGCATCGTCGTACCCGAAGGACTTGCGCACGCCGGGAGTGCCGAAGCTCTTTAGGTCGCCATCCCTGACAGCACGCGAATGCTTGAGGATGGCTTGCCTAGACTCCTTGGCAGTACAGCCGGTGATGACCTGGATCGCGTGCTCGTAGCTGCCGCTGATCCCGCACTTGGCAAAGCAGTGGACAAGCCCCTGCTTGGTATTCACCTGGAAGTGGCGCTTGAACGTGTCGTGCTTCGGATTCGGGCACACCGTCTTCGGGAGGTACATGGGCGGTGGATGCTCGATCCCCGGCGGGATGTCGATGTACTGGCTCCAGAGTGCCAAGACATCAATGTACCGGCCAGCGAAGATCACTCGTCGTCCTCGTCCGGCTTGTAGTGCTCCGAGTTGGCCCACATCTCCGCGTACACCATGTCGGGATCCTCGCCCTTGGCACAGCGCCGGAAGGCAAGGAGCAAGTCCATTCCGGAGATGACATGCCAACCCAGGTCGGCGTCTTCGGTTTCGATGTACTCACTCATTACTCAGTAGGCTCCTCTGCCAAGCTGTCGCCACGCAGGAGCGCTGCCGCAAAGGCATCGCCGTTCTGTGCCCGGTACTGCAACTCCAGCGTCCGCTCCGCAGCATGATCGACGGGCTGCGGATCGTAGTTGGGCACGTTCACGAGGCAGCATTCGTCGTACGTGTCGTAGGCCATGGACAACAGCGCGTCGGGTACTTGCTTGCGAAGCTCCAGAAGCTTCTTGCCAAGTAGCTCAGGGTCGCGCATGTCCCTCGGAGGAGGCGGCGGCGTCGGGGGTGGGACGGGCTTAGGTTGTTCCACGGCGAGTGACAATCTGGACACCTTCCTTGCGCACATCCTTGGCACCCTTGATCTTGGGATCGGCCACCCGCTTCTGCGGGTTGCTGATCGCCTCGTTCGTGTTGATGATCTTGTCACCCTCATCGGGTGCCACGCTCTCGTAGTTCTGTGGGTCGTCAGGCATTGGGCCTCCTTTTGTTCTTGGCAGCTTCCAACTGCTCGTTCTCAACAGCCTCCGCTTCGTCAAGACCCTCATCGTAGTAGCTCCAATCCGGCGCATTGTCGTACTTGGTAACGCCGGTATTGGCATCGAAGTAGACCTCGTAGCGGAACCCCTGTCCGAACCGGCTCTTGCTGCACCGCACGATCAGGCGGCGCTCCTGGCTGACGTGCTTGACTCCGATCACGTAGTCGCTCAGGTGGTTCAGTTGCTTGCTCCCGAAGCCACCCGCCTTGTGCGGAGCGTCCTCGCGGGCACGGATGCTGTCGCCCTCGTGCGCCTGGTTGGAGAAGACGATGGGAACGTGGTAGCGCTCGCTCAGGACGTGGAGGCTCTCCGCGATCCATGCCGTCTCCTGCCAAGTGTTGCCCTCGCGGTGGTAGCGCACCGGCTTGAGCAGGTAGATGGGATCCACGAGTACCAAGTCCAGGTCAAGCTCCACGATCCTGTCCTCGATGTACCCGACGCCCATCTGATCCTTCATGCCCGTGCCTGCCAAGAGATGAATCTGCCCCGGCATCTCCCGCAGGTACTCGCAGAAGCGCTGGTACGCCTTGAGGTTGAAGCCCTGCCGGTGCATGAGGGCGCGGTTGCGGAAGCTGTGCTTGATCCCAAGATCGAGCTTGACCATCGGGTCGGCGCTTGCCAAGGTGTGGTAGCGGCACCGAGTCTCATGGGCATTCTGCTCCGGCGAGAAGATCCCCACGTTCTTGTGCTGCTTCTTGGCGTGCCACCCGAACGCGACCATCTTGTAGCTCTTACCTTCCCCTGTCCTGCCAAGCACTTCTATGAACTGGCCGGGGAGGAAGCCGCCGAGATGGTGGTCGAGCCAGGGGTCGCCGGTCAGCACGCCAATGGTCATTCCCTGCTTGGCAAGGATCATCCCCTGGCGCATCTCCTCAACCACCGGCTCCCACTCGTCCAGGTCGATGTCGCCCAGGGGCATGTGCTTGCGGGTGACGGCCGTGAGCCTGTCCCGCATCTGCATCGCCACGTCCACGGCGTTGTCCTTGTTCACGCTCTCTGCCAAGGTGGCCAGGATCGTGTTCACTTCTTCAAACGCACGTTCTTCTTTCAACTCCTGTGCCAAGTCCTCGATGCTCTCCCGTGGCATCCGCCACTCAAAGTCCGGGAAGCGCTCCGTGAAGACACGGCGGTTCAGGGTCTTGCGCCTGCCAAGACGATTCTCGATCCAGACGAACTCGTCCTCGTAGATCGGAAAGTCGGCACGGGAGATGCCATTGGAGTACAGCTTACGAAGGGCGGAAGCTCCGTCCTTCACGAGCACGGTGATTGTGAGCGATTCAATGCTCATGGCCGACAGCTTGGCACTTCGGGTGATCCACCTAAAACCCCCACCCGTCCAACTGGGTACCTTCGGTACCCACGCGCATGCGTACGCGGGAGAGCTTTCATGCAAATCACGTTTCTTCTATCCAAAATACTGCACAGCAGAGAAAACACTGCCAAGCTGTTCATCTCAAGACCTCGGTGCAAACGATCATGGCCTTCTTGAGCCAAACCCTTGTCACTCCATCAATAAGGATCTGGATGTCGTACCTGTCCACTTGCTCGATCAGGCCGACGACGGTTCCGTCGTAGTCAAGATCGTCTTCGTTGGATAGGTACGTCTCGCAGGCCAAAGCAAATCTCACCCTCGTGCCTTCGTTCTTGGCACGGAACAGGTCTTGGTCGTATCGGCTGTGCTCTCGCTTCTTCACTGGCCGTGCCACTGGAGGCGCACTGCCATCGTCATTGGTTTTGACTGCCAAGTCAACTCCTTTGTGTTCGGGAACGGTCGGGGAGTAGAAAGCGGGCCTCGGCCTTAGCAGAGGCCCGCTACCTCCCGAACCGGAGGAATGGCCCAGTCTACCGATTCAGGTGGGCAAGTCAAGCACCCTCTGTGCGGCCACAGGAAGCTCTGTGCGGCCACAGGAGTGTCCAAGGCGATACTTGACCCACCCTGGACGCCAGAGGCCGGGGGAAGGCGGGACAGCACTCCCCCGGCATGGCGCGTTCCGCCGTCTAGCGAGAATCGACGGCGAACTTGTCAGGATGTAAGATCCCACCCCCACAACAAGCCGATCAACAACACGATGAAGATGCCCCACACGGGCAGTGCTCCATAGAAAGCCGGTGGCACGTTCATGTACCTCCCTCCTATACGCCACACATCCGGCGCGTGTTCGGCCACGGCCCGAAGCCACGGCCGGAGTAGTAGGCGCGAGCCGCAACCTCGATCTGCGCATCGGCAGGCCAGTTGTGTGCCCACCCGTAGCGTCGAACGTAGTCGCGGCCGTACGCCAGCATGAAACTCTGATCCATCTGCAATCCACCGTAGTAGCCATTGCCGGTGTTACTCGTCCATGCACCCTCGTACCGATGGATGCACATGAATACTTGTTTGAGCCAACTTGGCACTTCTCTCTTTGCCTGGGCTGCTTGTCCCGTTGCCCCTCCAAGGGCAACCAGGAGGAGCACGGTTAGTATCAGCTTGCGCACTTGGTAGGAACCTCCCGATTTGCTGACTAGGCGCTGCCTCTACTACTTGGCAGTGTTGCTAGTTGTTGATCTAGGTACCTCCTTTTTTCGTGGGCACGTCAGCGCGCCAGGCGGCAAGATGCGAGGCGACGTTGGCGTAGATAGATGCGGCCGAGATGAACGCGATGGAGTAGATCCACCCCGTCCAGATCGCAATGGGTATCACAACCAGCCATGCGATCATCAGCCAGAAGTTGACAAGCCGCCATATCACCGTAGCTTCTTGATCCGAACTGTCGGCGGGACAGGACGGTCACGGTTCAAGCGCACGTCGATGATCGCCTGCCGCCTGCTTGGCAGCGTGGTTCCGTGCGCGTACGTGGAATCGACAAGCTCGCGCATGTTCGTGCCGACTCCCCACTCGACGGCCTTCTGCACGAAGATGCGTCTTCCTTCCTCCGGGCCGTAGTCGTTCTGCATTCGCGCCCATGCCAGCTTGGCACCTTCCGAGTAGCTCTCCGGGAGAACGCCAAGCTGGAGCAGTTGCTCCGCAGCTTGTTCAAGGTCGCGTAGGCTCATCCTTCTCCTGCTCCGGCCAGTAGGTTTGAGTCGATTCCTCGTCCATCGAGAGCGGCGGTCGTGCGTATCCGTGCTCAGGCGGGACGGGCTTGAGGATCGTCGGCTGGATCACCGGCGGCTTGGCAAGACTCATAACCGTGAACGCTCGCAGGATCATCCAGACAAGGGCCACGATCCCGACGACGGCTACGGCGAACATCCCGAACGTGTAGGCGTCGGCATCCACTATGCAGCGTCCTGGCGCGGCGGTGTCTCGGGCACATACGGCGGTTTGTTCGGCACCTGGAACACGGCCACGAGTCCGACGAAGAACGCAATCAGCGCCGTGAGTCCTTCCGACCATGACAAGCCACCGGAGACGAATCCGGCGACAAGTGCGCTCAGACCAGCGACGATGGCCGCGATGAACGCCTTGGCATACGGTGCGACTTTCTCAATGCCTGGCATCTTTCTCCTCTCGCTATATCACCACGAGCATGCCCTCAACGAAGGCACGCAGTTCGGCTATGGACATGTCATTCGTAATCTCGTGGCGAGGATGCAGGATCACGAGCTTGGCATGCTTCGCATCTTTCAAGACGACACGGAACTGCCGACCCATGATTCTGCCAAGCTCGCGCACAGCTTTGCGCAGCCCCCTTGGGTTATCCCAATCCGATGTTCGGACAACTCCTGGAGCCGCCATCTGCGTTACTCGTCCAGGATACAGGTTAGGATCGACGTGTGCCCTCCAGGCGTGTTGAAAATAACCTTCCCGAAGGTCGATCCAGTAGGGCATTGAGATGCGCCACCACCCGGATCGCCCTTGTCACCCTTTGGGCCGGGTGGCCCTGCTGGCCCTGCTAGCCCTGTCGCGCCGGTTTCGCCCTTGTCACCTTTCGGCCCCGGCGGGCCTGCTGGCCCTGGCTCACCCTGTGGCCCCGGCGGGCCTGGCACCGTACTCGTGCCAACCTCAATCGTCACCGTCTTGGTAGGTTCCTGCGATCCGATACCGAGAGCAGTCGCCGTCAGGAAGCCACAGCCTGCCGCCAGTACCATGCCCGTTCCGATCCCTGCCAAAGTTCCAGGGCCGAGTCCTTTCAGGAAGTCGATGAACTGTCTAATCACCCGTCAGCCGCCTTTCTGCGAGGGCTGGACACGTCACGAAGCTCATACTTGGTACCCGCCTTGAACGCGGTCACCATTTCCTCGATGCGCTCGTTGCAGTTGTCATCCGCCTTGTGCTTGGATCGTCGCAGAGTAAGCAGCACAGCGATCACTGCCGACATTCCTGTCAGGAACGCGCCCCAGGCTGCGGGGTCGGTTGGGAAAATGAAGGCGACTGGCATCTCACTTGTTCTTGGCAACCACGTACTCGTTGTCTTCCCACCAAAACTCAGGGATCGTGCTTGGCACGTTCGGGCGCTCACCCTGCTTGTTGTTCGCCAGCCAGTCGATCCAGTCCTGCTCGCCTTTGCTCATCCCATGATTGGTGGCCACGGTGTGGATCTGCTTCTGTGCATCCCAGGCCCACCCAGGGATCGCCTCCGGCGTACCAGCCGGTCGCCTGGCCGGATCCCTGCTTGTGTTCTCGTACCAGTTGATCCACGGCCAGAACCAGGCTGGTAGCTCATCCATCTGATTGTCTCCCTTCCCTGCCAAGTGAACTCCGACACGCGAGCGGAATGCGTTGTTGTCGAAGTGCGTAGCAATGTCGATCTTGCGGCTTGGTGCCCACTCACTGTGGCTCACCACCTGTTGCTCGTTGGTCGTGCCCTTGATGACGGCTGCCACACCGCGTGCCAAGATTTCGATGCGATCAGGAGGTAGCGGCGACGTTCCCGTGTGCTCGCACTCCACGCCCCAGGCGGTGCTGTTCCCTGTCATGCCACGGCAGGAGCCGCCGTCCGGGATCCCGGCGTGGTTGGCACGCCCGGAGGCCACGACGTAGGCCACGTTGTCGTAGCCGAGGTACCAGTTGCACAGCGGGCCGGAAAGGTCGGAGCGGCCACGGACACAGATCAGCAAGCTTGGCGTCTTGTACCCGGCAGATGCGGGCGGGCCTGCGGTGTGGTGGACGACGTGCCCACGCGGGTTGAAGAAGGCATCGCCACGCGATTGCCAGTCCGCAACCTCCCTGACTGCCAAGCCGGCCGAACGGAGACGGTTGGCAATGCCAAGATCACGTCCCACGGCGACTCGCCTCCTCCTTCTCTGTCCACGACTTCTGTTCCTTGCCCTTGGGTACCAAGAGCTTCTCCGTCTCCTCGTCGCTGGCCGGGTCGAACTCAAGCTCGCACCCGTCCAGATCGTCCTTGTCCTTCTTGTCAGCCATGATGCTCCTCGTGGTGATCGCCGTTCCTCTGAGCTTCCAACTCCTCGATCCGCGTCTGCATCTCGCGGCGCTGTGACTCGCTCAGATTGAGTGCGTTCTCCAGCATGTCGATGCGCACCGCCTGCTTGCCTGCCAAGAGGTAGAGATGAACGTTCTCGCGGTTCAACTCCAATGTCGAAGCCTGTTGGTCGATGTCCTGTGCTTCCATGTCCCGCCTTTCTTGTCAGCTTGCGTACTTCGGGACGAAATCGTAGTACGCACCAAGTCCCTGTGTGAAGCTGCTATTCCAGCCACCGTCGATAGCCCAACGGAGTAGCTGCAATCCTTCTCCCCCGTTCACGTTCCACGGGCCTGCCCATCCGTCGTAAGTCGAACCATTGTCGAAGAACACATACTCACCGCCACCGAGTACGAATGCCAAGTAGACGTGGTTGTGGTCAGAACCTCCTTCTAGCCTGCTCCAATGCATCTGGAAGCGCATTTGGTAGTACGTCGGGTTTGGATTCCCCGGCAACCAAAGAGTCGGATACGCACCAGCACCTTCGCCAACTGCATCCCACCATGACGCGCCAGCGTTATGCAGCGAGCCATTCCAGCGATTGTCATAACTCACGCATCCCGAACGGTAGCTCGTCCAGCCGGTGAACTCCTCATCTTCCCACCACTGCATCAGATTGCCCCAGTTGAGCCAGCCTGCACCCGGCGCAGAGTTGCTCACATAGACACTGATCGAATGAGTAGCTTGGTAGCCTCTGGCATCGCGTGCGATGGCGGTGATCGTGTGCCAGCCGTTGCCGTAGAAGTGTGTGTCCAGTCCAACCGAGCCGCCAGGGCCAACCTCGCCGCCGATGTTGGCACCGTCCCACTGGTACTGGATGCCAACCACCCCGTAGTTGTCGGAGCTACTCGCCGCAATCGTGATCGTGTTGGCAACGGTGGCTCCGTTCCCAGGACTGTAGACGTTGACGGACGGCCCGTACAGATCCAGGTGTGGGGGTGACAAAAGTCTCATACTGCCAAGTTCCCTGAGACGGCCCACTCGTCCGTAGCCAGCTTGACAAGGGTGGCCAGCGCAAACTGACCGATGAACCTCAAGCCGGGGGTATAGCGCAGTGTCACGCCACCCGCAGCGGCAATCGTCGTGTTCCCCGGCCCATACTGCATGACGTTGATGATCGTTCCGACCGGGAAGGCTACGCTTCCGTTACTTGGCACCGTGAGCGTGTTGGCACCACCGACGTTCATCCGAACCATGCCACCGGCATCTGCGAGTGCCAAGGTGTAGTTGCCGCCCTGGATGCTCACGTTGGACACGCCAGTAAGCCGGATGTCGTTTCCAGCGCATGCGTTGTTGACACCCGTGCCCAAGGCTCTGAGAGCCTCTGTGGCGGGCGCGGCGCTCACGGAAGGCTTGAGAGTGTTGGAAAGCTCCGCAGCCCCTACAACGCCGTCCTGGATCGTCCTGGCGTCCACTGCGTCCGTGGCGATCAAGCTGTTCGTGATGATGCTCGCCGTGAGTGGCACCGAAACGGGCTGCCAGTTCGGGGCGGCATCGCTGCCCTTGTTCCACTCGATCTGATTCGTGGTCGTGTTGAGGATGATGAGGCCGTACGGGCGCGATCCTGCCGCGATGGCGTCTCGCTGCGCCGTCGTAAACGTGCCTGCGTACAGACCACCAAGCGCACGCAGGATGCCATCGGTGCGCAGCGCCGACGTGAAGCGTGCGTCGAGCGTCCCGTACTTGACAAGCTGGATCGCGCTGTCACCAAGACGCACAGTTGCCAAGTCGATGGTCTGTGCGAAGTTGGCTTGATCTGCTTTCATGTCCTGGATCGCGTTCATGTCACCGGCATACAGCCGACCATTCGGCGCGATCCCTGTTGCATCGAACGTCTTGTACCGGCTCATGCGACTCCGATCCCTTGGTTATAAAGCTCCGTGATCTGCGCTTGTGACAAGGCGTAGTTCCAGACCCCTACCTCGTCAATCCTTCCATCGAACCACTGGCCACTGCTACCGCCAATCTCCAAAGCCGCCCCGCCTTGTAACAGAGGAAGGTTGCGTGCTTCGGCCGTCTGTACCAAGCTGCCGTTCACGTATGTTCGTATCTTGTCACCATCGAAGGTGGCTGCGACGAAGTACGTCGTGCCTGTGGAGATGAGCACCGGGCTTGTCGCATTGTTGTTGTACGCATCGCTAGTCACTACTTCGACGTAGACACTTCCGGCAGCGAGTGACAAGGCATAGACCCCGCCTTGGATGAGAATGCGCCGCAAGCCGCTCACCGTGTCAGGCCGAATCCACGCCGCCATCGACACATGATGAGTCGGACTGTTCGGTACCGAGTGTGGCGCAGAGAGGTAGTCATTGGTGCCGTCGAAGTCGAAGCAGCCGCCGCCTGCTGCCAAGCTGTGGATCAATCCCGGTGTGGCCACGGTCGCTACCCCGCCGTTGACCGTAGCGTTGTTCCCGTACCCTGACGTGTCATTGCCATCGGCTGCCGCAATGTAGTGGGCCACCGGCTGCGTGTTGCGCATAGCCTTGGCATAGTCGAGTACGTCCGTCACGCTGTTGTTGATCGTGATGTTGGCAGAAGTCGGCGCAGGCGTGATCCGCTTCAACTCGCGGAGCATCACCGCCACGTCCGGGGTGATCGTGTTGAGGATCTGAACCTCGTAGGCGAAGTTGCGTACGTCCTCGTAGACGCGGTAGCTCGACTTGAGCGCGATGGTGTCCGCGTAGAGCGGACGGCCAGCGGAGTCCATGGCGATCCCATCCGTGCCGAAGCTCAACGACTCAGCGAACGTGGCGTTGATGTACTGCTCGATCACGCGGTCGCGGCGTGTGCGCGTGAACGGCCCCTTCTCGTACCTTGTCAGGATGGTCGCACGCCGGTATGCCTCCGGGACGCCGGACACGTAATCCGCAGGAATCGCCGGGATGCCAAGCATCTCCTCCCACTCTGGCATGTCGGCCACGTTCACCGTGCGTGGATCCAGGTTGATGTACCACTGTGCCAAGGCGTTGGCGATGTTGAGTTGCAGATGCTCCGCGAAGACATGTCGCACCTGGCCCCAGTACGAGAACTGATCCTCCGGGAACAGGCCCGGAGGCTCGTTGTCGATCAGGTCGCGCTCGATGTCGTAGTACAGGTCTTCGTCGGGAAGCGGATAGCTTGTCATCTAGTTCACCGTGATCGTGCCTGCGACGGCCTTGTGGTTGGCAGCAACGGGCACGTCGGCTGCGGGTGTGTTGACTACCAAGGTGGCGATGCCTGGCAAACCGAAGACGGCATGCGCGATCCCCTCGCGGTAGATCGTGCCGCCAACCGGCTGCGTGTTGATGTAGTCCTGGACGGCTCCGTTGACGGAGGCTGTCACGTCGGTCAAGCCGTAGCCCGGATAAAGCGTGAGCGTGACCGTGACGGCCACCACGTCCGACGTGAACGTGCCGACGTGGATGACGACGTTGGCGATGTCCCTGGCCGTCAGATCGGCCTGGACGGCTGCGATGGTGTCCGCAGTCGGAATCGCTCCGTTCGGCCCGGAGATGCGCACGGTGACATGCCCAACCGTGGGAGTGCCAAGATTGTCGTTCTCGATCACGGCCGCAGTCTCCACTCCGGCGATGGCCTCGGCCCACACCTTGAGGTCGAGCGCCGATCCTGACTTGGGAGCACGCACCCACTCTGCCAGCTTGGAGCGGTACTGCTCGATGTCCTCGTCATCGGAACCGTTCGTGAAAGCTGCCAAGTTGGTGACGGACGTGAGGCCGGGAAGGGTGGAGACGAAATCCGTGACCGTGCCGGGTGCAACGTTGTACTCCGTACCCGTCTCGTCCGATTCTGCCGTCACCGTCAGGCGCTCTGCCGTGGACACTTCGGGCGGCAAGCCTGTCGCTGCCAAGCCACTGTCCTGGAGCGTTGTTGTGGAGTTGTTGTTGAGCGCCGCGTCGGCTCCCGTCACATGCTGCCAAGCTCCACCATCGACGCGCCGGTAGAGATGCCGCGCCGTCGTACCCGGCCCGCCAAGCGGGATGTTGGACAGGTCGATCCTGCGGCTGGCCGCAACTGCCAAGGCATTGGAGACAGCACCGATGGTCGTCTCACCCTCGATGGTCAAGAACGTGACGGCGTATTCGTACGTGCCTGCTGCCAAGCTACCGGCGGCAGCATCCACTGTGGTCGGAGCCGTCGGGATCCCAGGATTCGGAAGCGTTCCGCCGACCGTGACGGAGAAGATCAGCGCTTCGTCGCTGGCCTGTGGTGCGGCAAGCTGCGTGTTGACCGGGACTGGCGTACCACCCTGACCGGAGACGAGTACCAAGCCGGTCGATGGCGTGCCACCCTTGATCGGCCGTCCGAACATCTCGCCCTGGCGTAGCAGAGCCACGCCGCTGGCCGTCTGGATGAACATGTCGTTGTGGAGAAGCTGGTTTGCCAAGTACAGCCCCTCCACGCTCGTGGCCATCGTCGCCACCCATGCGTACCACACCGTGTCTGGAGTGAGGTTGGCATCCGGGAACCGAGCTTGAAGCGCGCCAGTAAGCTCAGCAACGATGGAGTCGCGGTTGCGGTAGACAACTTCTGCTTGCGCTGCCAAGCTACTCACCCACTCCCAGGGTTGTCGTTGTCGTCAGAGCGTCGGCCGGATCCTCGCTGTCTTCGATCATCGCATACGTGATCGTGATGTTCACCTTGCGAGAATCGTCTTCGTCTATCGAGACTGACACGTCATGGACGATGATGTCTGTCATCGGCTCCAACGCCTCACGCACGGTAAGCTCAGCCGTCTGCTGCGCTCGCGTGTCCGGCATCCGCAGCATGTCGTAGAGACGACTGCCAAGCGACGGATCAACGTCCCACATTCCGTAGTGGACACGAAGGCGCACACGAATCCGCTGTTCAACCACGCCCTGCCCGGTGCGCACACTCAAGTCCGAGTTGGGCGAAACGATCAGGTCGCCCGTGTTGTAGTCGATGGCGAGGTCGGTTGCCAAGCTATACCTCCCCTAGCCAGTAGTCCTTGCTCTGGATCACGCCGACGCACATCGGGAAGCGGAAGGAACCACGAGGGTTGAGCACGCAGACCATCTGCCCAACGCTTGGCACGATGACCGTCGTGTGGAAGGCGTCGTTCTTCTGTGTCTTGTCACCACGGTGCTCCTTGCGTGTGACCCATGGGCTACCCGGTGACTCGTTGCCGAGAGGCACCGAGTCCATGTACTCAAAGCTGTGGCCGAAGTAGACGAGTGGGATTGCCAAGTCACCAAACTCCTTCAACCACACGAGCTTCTTGACGGCATCGCGCTTGACGACTTTGCCGAACGTGACTTCGCGTGGCTTGGCCTCGCGACGGATCGCATCGTAGATGGCGTTCCAGATACCGCTTGGCAGTTCGGTGAATGTCATACTCACGATGTCGGTTTCACTCCCCAGTAGGCACAGATGCCTCGGTAGATCGCCTTGCCAAGCTCATTGCGCTTGGTATCGAGATATGTCCCATCGCTGGAACGACCGCACTCCAGAATGACGGCTGCCTTGGCATTCGGGACGTGATTCACGTTGTCCGGCGCTGCACGTAGATCGCTTCCCCAGGCGTAGTAGCCCCATCCAGTCGCACCGGCTGGCGTGCCACCGAAGCCGGTGTTGTCCGTCAGACGGGATGGTGCGCCCTCGATCTTGAGAATCTCGGCAGCGATGGCGTCAGCAAGCTTGGCAGATTCCGTAGACATAGCTTGCGGTCGCCCGTCCGTCGCCCCCCTCGTATAGCCAAAGAAGAATCCGCTTCCGGCGGTACCCCGATCATAGTGGATCGAGACGAACAACGAGCCGTTGTAGTCGATGTCGTCTGCGGCAGCCGCCGTAGCCCCCGCGCTCGCGTCCCAGGAAGTTCCCTTGGCAGGATAGAAGCCAGGCATGGCATCGAACAGAGCAAGAACACGATCACGCACTTGGACGGTGAACTCCGCTTCGCCAACGGCCCCGCTCTGAGTCTCATGGCCGTACGGCTGATCGTCGTGTGTGCCCTTGTCATGTCCAGCCTGGATCATCAAATAGTTGCCCACTGTGGGGAAGTCGTCTCCAGGATTCGGGTTGGCCCTACCAGCCGTCGTCCCGGCCGGATCGCGGGTGACAACCGCGTCCTTCCAGTCCACGAGACGGCGAGCGCCGATGTAGTGGCTGTCGTAGTAGCCGTTGTTGATGCTGCTGACCTTGACCACATCGCCGGTCGATGGATCGTGAACCATCCTCCCATCGCCCATGTATAGGCCAACGTGCTGCGGCAGGTTGTCACCGTGATCGAAGAACACGAGGTCGCCAATGAGCAGAGCATCCTTGGCAGGAGCAGGGAAGCGACCTTTCTCGTAGAGCGTGAATGTCGTCTCTCCGTGGCTCTTGCCGGACACTGGCTCGTCCAGCTTGGCACGCAGATCGGCAGATGCCGCCGCATATGCAGCAGTGACGAAGCTGGAACAGTCGTAATACGGGCCTGTGCCTCCCCACTCGTACGGATCGCCGCGCCGACGCAAAGCGAAGTTGATCGCCTTCTTGATGACATCCGGCGTGTTGGCAGGAGCCTCGTACGTCACCCCGTCGATGGTCGTCTTCGTCTGTGTGCCGACCGGCAACGTCTGTGAGGCCGACACCACCGTCTGCGCAACCGAGAGCCAGCGCTGATCTACCAAGCCCATCACGGCGTTGGCGTACTTGGCATTGGCGTCTGGATCCCGGCTCCCGTAATAGCGCTCGATCCCGATGCGAATGGTCTTGGGATCATTCGGGTTAGCGGCTGGCGGATTGTCCAGCTTGTCAGCCAACGCACGCGCAGCCGCCCGGATGTTAGAGCGAGGATTCCAGCGGCCACCCTCAAGCTCATCGTGCTTGGCAGCCCCATTCCAACCGTACTCGTCCGCCCACTGCTTGTAACCACGACTGACAAGCTGCATCGGCCCGACTGCCGTATCCGAGTCGGGATAGCGAGGACTGTCCGGGTTCTCCTTGTTGTTGGAGAACGTCAGCGAATACTTGTGACGAACATCGACACCTGACGGCTTGATCGGGCCAGCATGCGCACCCTCCGGCGTCTCGGCCTGCACCCCGATGGGATTGTCCCTCCAGTCGCCCGTGTTCTGCTTGAACTGGTCAAAGGACTTCCAGATCACATGGTTGATCGCGCCCTCTGTCGTGCCACGGACGTTGGTGAAGTTCGACTCGTGCTCACAGATCGCCAAGAGGACTGCCAAGAAGGTGGCGTAGTCCCAACCCTTGTCCGATCCCCATTCAGTTGCCGCCTGCTGGAAGGCATCGGCCCAAGGGAGCGGACGGCCGTCCGGCAGCGTGGCCTGCGAGAGAATGGCTTGCATAGAGCTTGGCACTTGTCTGTCGGCAGGCTCGTTCGGCTGGTTGATCTTGGGAGGATCGGGCACACGCTTGCTGACGGCAAAGCCCTTCTCGCGCAGACGCACGATCTGCGTGAAGCCGTCCGGGCCACCGATCCGTGACACGCCAACGACGAAGTAGAGGCCGTTCAGGTGCATGAGCGGGGGAGGCAAGTGCAAGCGTGCCATCTGATTCTGCGCGTAGACCTGGCCGTGGTCGTGAACGCCAAGCTCGATCTGATACGCGCCGACGATGGACTCGTAGACTTCCTCGTCCGCGTCCTCTCTGGCCTCGATGTTCGACTTGGCAGTGCTCGACGTGATGATCGAGAGCGGCTTGCGCAGCCAGTTCTTGATCGTCGGGTCACGCGACTTGGCATAGAACGGGGTGCCGGTCTTCTGATCCTCCCCGAACACCCACACTTCCGCCTTGCGCTGCTTGCTCGTATGCACGGAGACGACTTCCGGCATATCCCACACGCCGCGCGTGTCACCCTTGGCAGCTTGGCCGAAGAAGTACGAAGCCTTGTCACTGTGGTTGAGTTGAGTAACGTGAAGCTGCCCTAGTGGGCCAGTCCAGATGAACATGTCACGCATGCGGGCGATGCGGTACCAAAGCTCCCACTCCGTCTCCCCGCCGTTGGAGATGAGAGTGCCAATCTCGCGCATCCCGTGGATGGTCGTGTTCGTCAGGCCGATGGCGTGTGCCCGATCCCGGATGAACTCGCGCGGCCGGACGTGCTTCCATTTCCCTGGCGCAACGTCGGAGTCAACTGCCAAGGCCGACATGTCGCGCCCGGACAGGCTGTGGACGAAATCCCCCGTGTTGAACGAGATGTCGTCCACGATTCCCGTGAAGATCGGACGCGCCTTGCCCGACGGGCCTGCCAAGTAGATCGTGGCGCGCGTCTCCACGTCGCGGTCGGTCAGGTACATGAACTCTGCGTGCGGATCACCGAGGGTGAGACTGAACGAATCGACATCCCTGTCGAGCGCCGTCTCGGTCTGAAAGCTTGTCAGTTGACGCACAGGAAACTGGCGCGTGGCTCCACGTCCGAGAGTCGTCTGCAACATGGCGTAGGCAGAACGATGCATTACCAGTAAAGTCTCGTCCCGAGAGGGATGTGATAGTCAGGCACCTTGGCAGTAACGATGCCCTTCTTACGAAACCACTTCTCGTTCTTGTCGTAGATCACTTGCCACTTCGCAGCACTGCCAAGCTTCCAGGCTGCGATCTTGCGCAGCGTGTTGTGCTTGGAATCGACCTTGAGGCTGCGAGCGCCAGGCTGTGCTCTCCCGGTACCGGGCGCACGGGGAACCTCCAACTGTGGCACGTCATCGGACTTCCCGGCCCCCTTGGTAAGACCGATGCGCACGAACTCGATTTCGTACGTGAGGTCTTGGCTGTTGTCCTCCATCGCGTGGCTGAACCTGGCGCGGGCTACCACCACACGCTGCGCGTAGGCCAGGATGTGCGGGACGTACAGAATCTTGCCAAGCTTGGGTGTCTTCTCGTAGACGATCTGCCGGAGCGCACGCAGGTTGTCCGGGCCGCTCAATCCGGGGAAGTTCCCGGACATCAAGAAGCGCTCCTCGCCAAGATGTGTCACGTCAACGGCTACGGCATTGTCTCCAATGAAGCGATGAATGCCAAGCTGTGGCTCGATGGTGAGGTCGAACGACTCCAGGCCAAGCGGCCAGATGAACGCAGGGCCGTTGAACTGAGAGCTTGTCGCCAGCCACGGCCGGTAGAAGTGGACGCCGGGGTTCGTGATGTAGCTGGCAGTGTCGTTCTTGGCACCCCGGTCGAGGTACGGATTCCACGGTGCCTTGCTGTTGGCCTTGGAAAGCTTGAATGGGAAGCTCTGTGGCATCAGGGTGTCCTACTCTGAGATGTGGTTGCTGCGCCTCCCTGGGCGCGTGACTTGCCCTTGTACGTCGGCGCAGGCTTGGCAACCGTGAACTTCATGGGCAGTCCCTTCTTCGTCTCCACCGTGATCGTACGGCCCTGCGCGTCCACGAGCCTGATCGTGAACTGTTGATGCACGTCAGCCGCCGTCATGCGGATAGCCACCGGATCGCCAATCCCGCGCTTGTGGTAAGCGTTCTCGATGTCCTTGGTGACGCCCCAACTCAGATGGCCCTTCTCCATGAGCAGCTTGGTAAGCGACTCACTCGGAGCAATCTTCTGCTGCCAATCGACCGGCAGCGCTCCACCCTTGCCAACCCGGCTGCGGTAGAAGTCGTAGCCTGCGGCGACGAACGGAGCCGCCACGGCAGTCGCAGCCGCCGTCGATGCCAAGCCGCCTGCCGGGATGATCGGCGGAACTCGCTTGGCCCAACGCTTGAAGAAGCCTGGCGTGCCAGGAGTCGTCGGAGCGTTCGGCCCCATGCCACCGGACGGCCCGCCGACCATCCAGGAAACCGGGTGGATGATGACCCAAAACGGATTGGCGCGCGTACCGTCTGTCGCGGCTCCTGCCAAGACGTTCTGCGCCGACTCCGTGGCAAGTAGCCCGCCGACAAGCTCCTGTCCCGGTGATCCTCCAAGCCTGCGATTGCGCAGCGCCTTCAAGATCCGGGCACCCTTGTAGACTGCCAAACCACCGAACAGGCTGCCAAGTGCAACCTGCGTGGCCGTGCGATGCTCCGTGACGGCATCCGCGAGCGCGCCGACCGGAGGAGCCACGACATGCTCAAGCGGCCACTGGATCCCGCGTGCCAAGCCGAGGTTGAGATTGGCCCGCTGCTGATTGAACCTTGTCAGGGTGTTCTGCCTCTGGAACTCCTCCTCACGAGCACGCACGGCGTTGGCCTTGGTTGCAGCCTGTTGCGCTCTGAGGTAGTCCTTGAGTCCCTTGACGCCATCCTGTCCAAGAAGGGCGATAAACTGACGCACGGATTCCTGCCTGCCAAGCGCTTGATAGAGCAGCGTGCGGTTGATCCCGGTGGCCCCCGACGCCGCGATGGCTTCCTCGTCCGTCATCTCCTCGTTGAACAGGGCCGTTCGATTCCTGATCCGCGCGCCTCGCGGAGCGATGCGCTCCATCATCTGCAAGAGCACCTTCATTCCACCCATGCGTGCCAAGGCATTGGGATCACTTGGTAGCCCCATGGCTTGATACGCCTTGATCTGCTCCTTGGTCTGCGGGTGCAGCAACGAGCTACCAAGCAACTGCGCAATCCCGCGACCAAGGACTCCGGCCGAACCGCCCGCCTTACCTGCTTGGCCCCACACGGCGAATGCCTGCTCAGGTGTCATCCTGGCAGTTTGCGCAGCCTGCCCGATGCGCCCGATGTCACGAGCTACGTCGCGGCCAGTGACGTTCGGCGTCGAGGCCAGCATGTACGAGATGAGGTTGGCAACACGGTTTGTCTGTCGCCCGATGGTTCCCGGTCGGCGGGTCGCAATCTGCGGGTCGATCTGATTGACAAGCGACGCGATGCCACCTGCCAAGACCTGCGGATCGCCCGCTTCGGTGCCAAGCATGGCTCCCAGGCGGGCTACCTCGTCCACGAAACCCGTCATCGCCGCCATGCGCTGACCCTGCGGGACGTTGGAGAACGTGGAG